TTATTTAGCGTCAAAATCGTGATATATGGCGGGGATCTCATTCCAATCAATGCGGTTGTGATCATCGGTGTAAACTTTCGTTGTTCTTGCGTCATTGTGCGCCATACGCTGGGTTGGAGAATGACCGCTTTGATCATACATCCTTGCGCTTAATCTGCGGATTTCGTGGTAGGTCGGCCTTTCTTTAGGGGGGACATCCTTAAACTCAGGTAGCTTCTTTACACAATCGGTAAACAAGTTTGAAATTGCCCTTGGTTTCATTTGCAGTGGGTGATCAATATCTGGATCATCTGAACGCCTTGGGTCTGGGACTCGCATGTGTACCACGTAAGGGCAAGCTACGTTGTCCATTCTTGATAAATCAATTATCTCTTTGATCGCGTCTGTCACTGGAAACGCTACGTTTGATGCCTTGGTGTTTTTTACTTTCTTACGTTGAATGTAGAGTGTGCCATGCACCAAACCATCCTCAGTGGTTTTAGGCGCATCATACCAAACAATACCGCAAGCCCCTTTAATGGCTGATGGTATGCTATAGCGAATTCTGGATACCTCAGCAACTACATGAGTAGTTTGTAAGGTTAGTCTCATTGCGACCTGCAAGCGGAGTGGGGCAATCGCGTAAATGCGCTTGAACTGATCTATTGTCAAATCGTTACGCATTTTCTCCCTATTCTTCTTAGGTTTTTTATTTAATGCAAAGTTCGACTCAATGGCCGATTCATCAGCGAGATAAGCAAATACCTTTTTCACTTGGCTGACACGACCGTTGTAAGTGAACACGGAAGCGGTCTTATAGTGCTTCTCAAACAGTGCGTTTATATGCTCTAAGGTTAAATCTTTAGAGTACACATGACCAAACAGTGCCAACATACGATTTACAGTGCTTGTCAACGCGTCAATGCTGTTAGGTGCTAGGCGTTCTTCGTTTAATATCCGCTCCCAAACAACAGGCATCCATTCACTAAACGGACGATTGAATTTGTCTTTGATAAGCTTGCGAGGTTGCGCAATCATGTAGCCAGTATCTAGATCAAATTCATTACCTCGGTGCTTTTGATTGTACGCGAGGGTTGTCTGTATCGCTTGAGCTTCGGTTGTACCGATCGGGAAGTAGCGTCTAGTACCGTCCTTTAAAAGAATTCGATAGCGTATATGACCCCGCTTTTTTTCTTTCCAAAGATATTTAGGTAGGTGCTTGTTACCCTGCTTACGCTGTCTGCCTGCTTTTTTCATAATTCTAGTTTCGCTAGTAGTGAATCAATAACCACTTTGTCGGTTTCTTCATCTTCTACCAGTACCAACCAGCGTCCTGTCGGGGTTTGCATTCCTGCAATCTTTCCTTGCTTGATCCAGTTCGTTACGGTCTTAGTGGTCATATCTACGCCAGTGTAGAACTCATCGAGATATTGCTGTGGTTTTAGTTTTCTCATGCTTCACTAAAAGCTCTATCTGAGCTTTCCCTTGGTCATTGTAGTAAAAAGATTCCACTTGCTTGGCTGAATACAAGGCGGTGGTGAGTCGCCATTCCCCAAACTTGCGGGTTTTCAGTTTGTGTTTATTGGCTAACCGTCCAATTTTTTGAGCCGATAGACCTAGCTCGTTTCCTATATCGGTAGCACTGTAATGATGTTCGGTAGGCACTGGCTGTTTGCTACAGACCATTGCCAGCGTTTGAATCGTGTGGTCATGAATCCCCGCATCTCTGAGCAAGACTAGGGCAATATCGACACCACAATCAAAGCAATACTTACGTCCATCAATTTCGGTTTTTTCAGTCTTAGCGCAACGATAACAAGCCATAGAACCCTCCAAATTCTATTCATTATCGTCACCCTAAAAGTTTGTGTAGTCCCTGACTTTATTTGCTCTAGTTTTGATGCGACTAGTTACGCAACACTAATGCGTTCAACAAAATACGCGATTCAACAATTGCACTTCCCAAGTACGCAATGGGTCTTCTGGCTCTAAGCCTTTAATCATATACAAGTGACCGCTTCGCCCTTTGACCTGTGTGAACTCAATGATGACCTTGTGCGAGCGTTGAAGGTTGATGGTCATAGTACGCAAGCGTTCTTCTGAGCATCCTAACTCTGCAATGATTTGAGCTTTGGTGATACCTTCTCTCCGATTGTTATACAGCACACGAACAAAGTTTCTCAATTCGGTCGAGATAGGCTTTCCAATTACGGTAACAAATTCACTGTTTTTCATGGCTATTCCTTTAAATGTCTTCTTCGTAAATTTCTTCAACCAGTCCGAAAGACTCCATTACAGCGAACGCTTGCTTTGCTAAGTTATCGTGATAGATCAAATTGTCTTTGATTTCGCTATGAGCAAAAGCCTCATTTAAACCAAACTCATCGTCTGACTCTAAAGCGACTTCGTGGTGGTACTTCGACATTTCTTTGCAATAGTCGCTTTCTTCTTGGTCAAACATTTTTACCAAGCGCTCAAGCTCTTTGAGTGCATCAATATCGTAGAAATCCAGTAGGCCTTTCAGTGCCTTGGTCAGTTCAATAGGGTCGGCGCAATTGTTGTCTAGAAGTGGTTTTGCTGCTCCTATCGCTTCATAAATGTTGTCAGGTGCTTTGCCGTTTAAGTAAGTTACGTTATTCATATTCAGTTCCTTGGTCGTTGTTTCTATTTACTTGCATTTAGGTCTATATCTTCAAATAGCATGTAACCCTTCTGAGTCACGTTGACTTTGTATAACCACTTTTTCGCTAACTCCTTTACCTTGTCGCTCGGTTCATCGAGTAGCTTATTGGCGGTCTGATAGGTCTTATCTGAGAACGTAGAGTGAGGGCCTTTGTATATAGTGCTGAAATTTGGCTCATTGTGTTGGTTAAGCGCCACTTGTCTGAATACACCACCTTTACGCGTGTGTAATAGCGTCACCACTTCTTTAGGCTTGCCGTCACCAATAGATGTTTGGATGGTAAAGGGCAGTACTAGCAAGGCTTCACCGTCATCAACATAGATAGGTGTGATGCGGTACTTGGCAATCTTTTCTTGCATCAGCTTGTAATCCGTCACTAGCATCGTGAGTTCTTTTGCTAGAGCCGTGCGTTTGATGTCTGATTCTTTTAGATCACGTTCTAGTGTGACGCTACGAGTCTGATATTTTTTAGCACTTTCTTTGAGGCGCTTAACTTGATTTGCTTCACGTTTGGATTGCTTAGAGTCTTTTTTGTTTCCCTTAGACAGCTCGCTGACTTTGCGTTCAGAATCAGAAAGGCGTTCGCGTAGCGTTTGGGCCTCAACGTTTGAAGCTTCCAGTTTTTCTTCAAGTTCTTTGACTCCAACCTCAAGCCAGCCCATTTCACCCGATTGATGGTCAATGTCACTTTGAAGTTTGGCATTAAGTCTTTGCAGTCGATCTACTTGGCCTGCGAGTTCATCACGTTCAGAGAGTAAATCATCATGCTCTGCTACTTCTTGGTTGTAGGCGTTGATAAGATTTTGAATGGCAAATGGCATATCCACTTGTTGTACTTGTGTAAGTGCGGTCACTGGTCGTTTCCTTACAGGTAGTCGAATTGTTGTTCTAGTTCTTGGCGCTCTTTCAGCATTTCTACTCGTTTGCGAGCTTCTGCTTTGGCATGTTCTTGGGGGCTAGGTTTATGACGCAAAGCGTAATCAGCTTCTTTGAAGACTGGTCGTGTTTCTGGTCGTTGATTGTAGTGTTGCATGTGTCCCTCCAATGCCCCGCAAAAGCGGGGCTATCCCTTTAAGCTTCCATTAAATCCATAGCATGAGAGTAACCGTGCCAGTTATCGACACCAGCGTTGATCAATGCGTCTAGCTTGGATTGGGCAAGCAGGAGCGTCTTGTACTCATCAACGGTGATAGTGACGGTTTCTTGTGGCTTATTCGCTGGCTTAACCGCTTCTTGCGCTAGTGGTGGTGCGCTGGGTGCCGTTGTAGCGACATAGGTTTGCTGGCGCACAAGGTCGTTTTTCACTTCAACGGTTTCTGCTTGAGCTTGTTCTTTCGCTTTACGCTCGGCTTCTGCTTGTGCTTCGGCCTCTTGCTTGGCTTTACGTTCAGCGTTGATTTTTGCCTGTGCTTCGGATTCGGCTTTAAGTTTGGCCTTGCGTTCAGCCTCGATGCGGATCGCTACTTCTTTTTGCTTCTCCGCTTCGATATGCTCTTGTATGCGAGCATTAACCAACTCGGCAAACGGCTTACATTCCATCGTTGCTATGTGCGACCAATCGTTAAACAAGAAACGGTATTGCGCGTTTTGTTTAAGTAGCTCTAGGTTTGCACTTAGGGTCTTGTCAATGTTCTCGCGCTTGATGTTGAACTCAGCCACCACACCGTCTACGGCATCTTGGATGCGGTCTAGGTTCGACTTGCCTTTAATCGCAGTGGTAATGGCACTGCCAATGTCAGAGCAAGAGATTTGCGTGTTGTACGTGCCGTTCAGTTCCGCAAACGACTCAGTGACCGTGATGGTTGCTTTGCTGATGATTGAGTTCTTGATCTCGGTTTTCTTGGCCTTAACCTGTTTATCCGTTAATAAGCGAGCTTGGCGAATCGACTCTTTGATCTCGTCTATGTCAGCGATGAACGTGTTGATGCTTTGCACCTCACCCAGTACCAAGCCTTTTAGATCTGTGAGTTTGGTTTCTGCGCTCTTAAACTCTTTAACAATCTTCTCAGCGCGACCAAAATCACTTTCAGTTTCTAGCGGTAGTTTCGCTTTTTCGATGAGGGCTAAAGCGCGTCCTTTGTAGTCATTCATGTTGCTTTGAATGGCTAGGGTGGACTTGTTTAAGTCGAAGGTTAGGGCAGGCAGGTTATCGACAGCTTCAACGACAACAGGTTCAGCCTTTGGCGCTTCTGGCTCAACCGTGTAGTTAGACAGATCTTTAGCAAATTGGGTCCAACCGTCTAGTACCGCCTGCAAGCGTTCTGGTTGAGATTGGTATTCGAAGTCGAAGCGGTTTTCTTCTGAGCCGTCTGACACTGTGAACACACAGCGCTCTGCTTTCGCGACATACAATTGCTGTTCAAGTTGAGGCCAATGCGTATCAGGCACATCGTCATGTTCAACGATGTAAGCAATCAACTTCTCGTTATAAAGTTTGTGTTCCCAAATCACATCTTCAAGAATGGTCACACCGTCAAATGAGCAGGCGATCTCTTGGCGCTCGTCACTGATTGCGGTAGCGGGGAACAAATCATCTTCAATATTTGCCTCTGTGATTGGTCGCGCCAGTTCTTCGGCCTTGTGGCCTTTATCAAACAAGAATTGCTTAGACTTGGTGATTTCTTCACGCTCGCCAGTGGCTTTCTCATGTAAAAGCTGATTGCGAGTTTTGTACTTGCTTAGGTTCATCATTGCTGATGCGTCAGAAGCCGTGAAGTGCTTGGCACGGAACTCATGCCATTGTGGTGAACCTTGTACTAGAGTGATGGTTTTCATGTGATTTCTCCTTCAATGGCATTCAATTCATTGATGATGTTCTTTTGCTCGTCCGTAAGGCTGAACTGCGCCTCTACTTTCGCGATGATAGAGTGAGTGCTTTGCTTGTTGCTCTCTACCGCCAGCTTCCACTTAGGCAACGACTTTTCAAAGCGGTCAGCTGGGTAGAAAGGCTTGCCTTGCTCTTGCTTGCATGTCTCAATCACGCCTGCATCTTCAAAGCGTTCTGCTTCGTCTGGATCGATGATGCCAGATAGACCAAACGCATAACGCGCACATTGGATAGTCGCTTTGTGGCGAAGCATACGGCTCGGCCATTTCTTCCAAGTGTCTGTACCTTGCACACATTCGCTCATGTACTCGGTCATTTGCGTAGCGCGTTGACGGTCTTTGCGGTAAATAGAACACGTTACCGACAGTAACTTACCGTTTGCGTCCGTTTTGTCTTCAAACTCCATTCCGTCAAAGTGAGGATGGTTGTTGATGATCTTTAACCAACCATCAATGGAAACGATAGGCTGAATACCACCGCCCTTAGCAGGGAAGGCATACACCTCTTTTGTAAGTGGGTTCAGCTTGTATTCGTTCGCTACAGCCAAGAACGATAAGAATTGCTCTTGGGTGATGGGCGGTTTGCCTTGGCGGTTTGGCATGACGGTGTTAAGAATGATGTTTTGAAGCTCATCTTCTTTAACCGCGAGTCTTCCTGCCATTTGCGCGAGCGCGGTACTTTGATTGGTCATTAGCGTTGTCCTTCAATTTTTGCAGTTCTAAAAGGGTTGGGTGAACCTCGTTACAGCTATGTTGAGGTTCGCTTGGTCGTTGCTTTTTAAATATATTCATCGGCATACTTCTCTTTGAGTTGGAGGTATGCTTTTTTGAGCTTGTCTTGGTTGATGCAAACAAACTCGTCAAGAAGACAGCCAATCGTTGCATCGAAGCGCAGATCTTCTTTCTCGCTTATCCAGTTGTTGAAGTCACCGCGATCGAGGCAAAGCAGTTCACCGTCATTCAGAAGTTCATGCAGATGGTTATCAATGTAATCACCAAAGGAATCTTCAATGATTTCGTTGCGCTCTAACGCAACTAGAGGGAACTCAGAGGGGGGCGCACTAATAGTCTTGTTTATGTTTAAAACGTTCATTATAATTTCCTTGTCGATTGCGGTTTCATTCCCATGCACCGCGATTGTGGCTTTCTTGGTCGTTAGCCCTGACAGCAAAGATTTTTACTTGGTCGTTGAATCTTTGCGTTGAGAACCCGCCTAGTGCGGGTTTTTTTCTGTCTTATCCTGTCTGATTGGATAAGTTAACTTCTTAACTTGAGTTAATATTAGGGGCTGACTTTAAAATCTTCAAGAGAAATTTGTCCAATTCATATATTTATTTGTCGAGATGGATAAATTAAAGGGGAGGTTCAATGCTTACCACTTATCCAGAACGAAAAAAAACCACCCTAAGGTGGTTTTAATTTCTCAAAATGAGCGTTGTATCAATAGAATCGAGCTTGGTGAATGATGCGTCCGAGGATAGTTTCATTGTCTTTCAGTGTTCGCGTGTTCATTCCCGCAGGGATAGCAGGGTTTGTGGCTTTTAATAATACCTCGCCTTCAAATTCTAGGTACTGGCGTATATCGCGTGATTCGCCTTCAACTACTACATAGTCATTCGTAGCTATCTCGGCATTACAGTCAATCGTGATCTTATCACCCATCAAGAATTGAGGGGCGCAAGTCTCACTGGTTACTGCTATGCGTTCTATGCCCAAGGCTAGGTCATCATCGCCATACATGAGATACATTAGGCTAACTTCGAGCTGTTGCGCGATTTCTTCGATCTTAAATAGATCTAGCTTCTTAGTACGATTCAACTCAATTTTCGACAACGTACCGAATGTTGTCTCTTTAAGGCGACCTGCTAGTTCTTCCAATGACCAACCACGCGCAAGACGAGCTTCGCGGATGCGAGCGCCTACCTCCTTGCTTTTATCTTCACTAATCACAGTTCTACTTATCCTTCTTTCTATTAACTTTTGTTAATTACAACAATTTTAATTTATCTATCTAATGCTTTCCATATCCACATGGACAGGTTGACTATCCTTGCCAATTATCCAAAATGCGAAATTAGGTTTTGTAAATTGTCTCGTATTTGTTTTATACTCTCTGTGCATGGGAGGCATAAATGAACATTAGACAACACCTATTTAATCAATTGAAAACACATTTTGGGACTAACAAGGCGATTGCAGAAGCTTTCGCTGTATCTCCGCCAGCAGTACAACGCTGGCAAGACAACGGTGTTCCAGAAAACATTGCTCAAATTGCTAGTCATAGCAATGAAATTGCCTATTGCTACCATCCTAGCCACTTTTCACGGGATACGCAGGGGCTTACATTTCCGTAGTGCTGACCACACTAACGACCAAGGGAAATAGTCATGGGAAAAAGTTATATAGAAAATCGAGTGCAAACCATCCAATCTAATCGCAGGGTCGGAAAGGTTGGCCTCAGTTCACAAGCCGTCAGATGTTTTGACATCAAGGTTCGATTCACTGATGAGGAACGCCTGTTCTTTGAATCTTGTGCTGATTTTTTCGGTACAAGCAAGTCCGTGTACGCCAACGCGATCATGTTTGATTCATTGATCGACATTCTAGCCAGTTCTCCTGAGTTCTATCACCAGACAAAAGCCAAATATCTAGAACAGGGCGGTGATCCATCCAATCCAATGTTTAATGAAATTAACAACCGAATGAGGGAGGACGGCTAATGCAAGACGACTTTATCGCATTTGCTATCGAAGAAATGGCAAATCAACTCAACGTCAGCACCACAACTGTATTAGCCATGATTGAGAGCGAAATTGATTTCGCTCCAATGCTTAACCAAGCCCCTGAGTTAATTCAACAGGAGGCGAAATCGTGAGTATTATTCGTTCAAAAAGAGCTGGTAACTTTACCGTGATCAGCAATGTTGTCTTTGAGCGAAACACATTATCGTTTCAAGCAATGGGTATGCTTTGTTATCTACTGTCAAAACCTGACAGCTGGGAAGTCAGCATAGCCGAGCTGCAAAAAGTTACGCACGGCACAGCTAAGAAAACAGGACGGGATGGTGTTTATGCAATCTTGAAGGAATTGAAGCAAGTGGGCTTCGTTACAACCAAGAAAAGCGCCAATGGTGACTTGGATTACTTCGTTCATGACCTACCACAAAAACCACAAAAGCCAAATACGGCTAATACGGAACAGGCTAACCCAGATACGGATAAGCCAGATACGGCTAACCCAGATCTGGCTAAGCCGACACAAGTAAATACTGAATATAAAGTAAATACTGAAGAAGAAGTAAAAACTAAAGCAAAAAGTGATTCATCTAAAACGACTGGCTTAGATTTTACAGTCATTGCAGGTATCACCAAGGACCAAATTAAAGCCATTCAAGAAATCCGTAAGAACGCAAAGACCAATCTGACACAGCGTTCTATCAACACCCTCGCTAAAGAATTTGCTCTTGCTCAAACAGCAGGTCTAACCATTGACCAATGTTTGGATGAGTGGGATATGCGCGGGTGGCGCGGTTTCAAAGCGGAATGGGTACTCAATAACCTGTCTACGAACAACAAGAAACGCGATGTAAATGCTGTACCGCCTCGCGATAGTTACGAGACACCCGAAGGCTGGAAGACGATAAACGATTTCATGCCTCCAAAAAACTAACGACCAAGAAGGGAAGCCACTCATGGAACAAGTAGCTAAAAAATTGGGATTTATGCAACGTCTAAAACGGCATGTAAAAAATCCAATCTCGCGTGAGGAAATTGACCAACTCCGCATTCTAGATGAACAGCGTTTCGCACAAGAAATTACGGAACGTCAACATCACCTTAGAATGGAGCGCCTGATAGGCCGTAGCGCGATATTGCCAGCCTACCTCAACTGCTCACTGGATAATTTCACCATTAGCTGTGAAGAACAGGCGCAAGTGAAACGCATGGCTGAGTTTTACATTCAGACGTTTGGCCAAAATCCGCAAAACTTTGTGTTCAGTGGTGGCACTGGTACTGGCAAGAACCACTTAGCCAGCGCAATCAGTCTCGCATTGATCCGCGAAGGTTATTCCGTGGTGCTGATCTCGGTCCCTGAGCTAATGATTCAGTTACGTGCTTGCTACGACAAGAACAACAATCGCACTGAGCAAGAGTTCTTTGAGCAATTGCTAAAACTGGACTTACTCATCATCGATGAAGTGGGCGTGATGCGAGGCACAACGAACGAGTTGATTAGCCTGAATCACATAGTGGACGCAAGGCAGTCAAACCTAAAGGCGACTGGAATGTTGACCAATCTCAACGTTCAAGAGTTCAGCAAAATTTTAGGCGACCGCATTACTGATCGTATGCGCACTGGAACATGGCACAGCTTTAATTGGCACAGCTACCGCTAGGGAATGGAATCTATGAGAGCGAACAATATCAATTTTACAGAAGATGAATTCACGGCTATGAAGCGTGATCTTGAAGCACTTGGGTTTAAGGCGTTCATTCGCAAGCTGAGTGATGTATTGCACCTAGATACCCACAACACGAATGACTGGCTTCGCATGGAGCTTGGCATTAACACGGCAACGTTTAACCGCCTGCTTTCCTTTGGTGCGGGGGATTATCTCATTCAAATCATGGCGATTTCAGATCGATTCTGTATGCGCGTCTGCTCGTATCAAATCCGAGCGACGCAAGCGATAGTACTGGCTCGTCTTGAGTCGGCTTACGAGTATGACTTTACCTCCTACAAGGGAGGTAATAACCGCACCTTCGATCACTGGAGTCCGATCCGTAAAAAGGTGCGCTTACGTGAAACGCGACAGAATACTGACGGCACATTTGCTTAGTCAAGCTGGAATGATGCCGTTCGTCTCCGAGATAGCAAAACGCTTTGGCACAAACGGCAAACTGGAATCAGTAGCAATTATAACACCCGCAGGATCGGCTTACGTGGGTGAACGACCAAGAAAAACCAGCAAGATTGGATGGAAGGAAACCAGCAAATGAATGAGAAGAACGTCAGTACACAGTTTGGGCGAGTCGTGGCAGTAGCGACAGGGCAACAATGGCTAACACTCCGCGACATAGAAAGAATCATTGCACAGCGATTCAATGAGTATGACACCCAAAGCGCCATATCCGCACGTTTGCGTGAGGTGTCAGTTGTCCGTCATGGACTCATCAAAGACAAGCACATAGAACGAATCAATAACAAAAATGTGTACTTTTACCGATTACTACCCGCAAAGGTTTTAGCATGAACAACGACCATGGAATACAACTCTCTGTGCATGATAAAGATTGGGCGCACTGCCTGCTTAATCGCATGAGAACGAATAAACCTTACCTGCATGACGGCAAGCATTACTACGTGAAAGGAGCAAGCCGACAGGGGCATGGTGATTCAGCCACTATTTTATTTACGTTAGAAAGGATGGAGGTTGAATGGGCTATCTAGGAACGCAAACACCAGAAACAATACGCGACCTATGGCAAACGCCCAAAGAGGTCTATCAGTTCTACAACAAGCGTTTTGGCTTCAACGTTGACATGGCGAGCAGTGAGGCCAATCGCCTATGTCGTTTCTATGTGACAGCTGAAATGGACGCATTGAACTACGCAACAATGGATTTGATATTCGATCAGTTAGCGACTGAATCACAAGTAGAGCCAGTCGTCTGGTGCAATCCACCGTATTCAGATTGCCGAAAGTGGGTGAATGCTGTGATTGAGTATGCAGATATTTTCAAATGCCCGTTTGTGATGCTGTTACCTGCGGATACCTCAGTGCAATGGTTTAGAACTGCGTTTGAGAACTGCACGGAGTGTCACCTAATCACTGGTCGCATTTCGTTTATCAATGCTGACACAGGAAAACCCAAGGGCGGGAACAACAAGGGCAGTGTCGTATTTGTGTTCGATCCACGCTCACCACTGAAACAGCAGGTCACATTGATTGACCGCGAACTGATGTTTAAAAAGGAGCAAGCGATTGGCTAAATTGTCTTTGGTGGTGACGGCTTCAAAGCAGTTAGCGCCCTTCTCACCAGAAGACGATGCGCTTTTGAGCAAGAGGCGCATTGGTACTGTTATCGAAGCAACGTTTAAGGCGAATCGAAACCCGCAGTTTCATCGCAAATTTATGAGCCTGCTACGGTTGGGGTTTGATTACTGGACACCAGTTGGCGGGGCAGTATCGGAATCTGAGAAAGACTTTTTATCTAAGTACAGCAATTGGGTAGGCAACATGGTAGGACAGCAAGACACGATGCGTGAGTTGGCAGGCCGATTCATTCAGCAGGTCGCAATTAAGCGAGCAGACTACGAAGTTGAAAAAGATTTTGAAGCATATCGCAAAGCAGTGGTCGCTGAATCGGGGTATTACTACATCGTTGCGCTACCCAATGGAACAATCAAGAAACAAGCGTTGAGTATTAGCTTTGCGTCGATGGATGAAGATGGCTTCAACGCACTATACAAAGCCTGCTTCAATACAGTTTGGAATCAAGTATTGCAATACCACTTCGAGACGAAGCAAGACGCATACAACGCGACACAGCAAATGCTGGAATACACATAACGACCAAGGAAACCAACGACCATGAACTGTTGTACTTATGAACAAATGAAAAAAAACTTAACGCAAGCACGGAAAACCACTCCAGTACCAGTGACAGACAATGAACTGATCAAAATGATGAGTTCGGGTATCAGCAAGAAAGCGATCACAACGTTTTTCAGTATCAGCTATCAAGAACTCAAACACAGAACGCAAAGCGGGGTGGGCGCATGAGTATTGAGCAAAGCATAGTAAGACAAGCCGTAGAGCAATTTGGGGAACATAAGCAGAAACTAAAGGCGATCTCAGAGCTTGCCGAGTTGATAGATGCGCTTGCCAAGAACGCGATAGACGGGCGTTCTAATGATGATGATGTCATTGATGAAATGGTTGATGCGCAGATTATGTTGTGGCAACTAAAAACCATGTATTGCAATGATAAGTTTTGCGAGCGTTTGCAGTTCAAACTAGAGCGACTAAAAAAGATGGTCGATCAAGCCAAAGAACTCACTGATAGTGCAATGGTGCGTTAGTGAGTGTGCGAAGCAAAAAGATAAGGGAGTCAGCTAACGGGGAGGCGTGTGCCTTGCGCCTCGGGGGTATCTGCAATTTCAATCCTGAGACTACGGTTTACGCACATGTAGGGCGTGACCGTGGGATGGGGTTTAAGTGCAGTGATTTAATAGGCGTGTATGCGTGTCATGCGTGTCATTCTGAAATTGACTCTCACAGTCGTTGTCAGTATGCAGATGACATTAATCGCGCACTGGAAGAAACCATTAACAAGCTCGAAGACAAGGGATTAGTCGAAGTGAAGTAGTTGAATAACCGTCCAAAAAAAGGGCGGTTTTTTTTAACGTATTTAAGTTCTAATTAACATAAGGACGATGTTCGGAGGTGACGATGTTTGATTACAAAGTTGAGCGCCAGCTTACAGGGAAAGTAACGACTAGAAATGGCACTGTGAAGAAAAAGCGTAGAGACATTGAAACCGAAGAACAGGCCGATGTAATCAGATGGGCAAAGAAGACCAAACTAGCGGGATACAACATGGGTGAGTACTTGACTCACGTTCCCAACGAAGGCAAGCGGGGCCGTACAGCACAAGCTGATTTTAAACGATTAGGAGGCCGTAGAGGATATCCTGACCTGATACTAGATTTGCCAGCCAGCGACTATCACGGATTACGCATTGAAATGAAACCACCTAAAGGCTATCGGAGCGTGCTGTCAGACAGCCAGCAGATAGTAATAAACCGCTTGAACAAAGTCGGCATCTTGTCAGTCGTTTGCTACGGAGCGCAAGAAGCGAAGAATATGATAGTGAGTTACATGACAGGGGATCTAGCAGAATGAATAAGGCAGTTGAATTGATGGTGCGTATGTACGCAGAAAACCGAATCGATCCCGAACAATACGGAGCATCAAAACTCGATAGAGAAACGATAGTGTGTTCGATCAGCGTTGTAGCGCATGAGAACCCGCTAGGTTACGCTCTGCTCAGTGCGAAGTATCTCGATGATATGCAAGAAGCGAAGAAGGCTTACTCACTGATACGCAACAAACTGTTAGAGGTTGGCAAAACAACTGGTCGTGCCGATTTGCTTCCTGATGTTATCAACATGGCAGTGATGACGTTCTGCCAGAAGACGTTAGAAAGCCAGCGTAAGAAGCTAATAAATATGTGGATGCAACACGGCTCGCAGGCACGAAGAAGCCAGCGCATCATAAAAACTCATGAGGTTCATATCGAAAAACTGCTCTGCAAAGTTCCTCTCAGTGATTTTCGAGACCAACAAAACGAAAAAGAAATTCAACGCTACGAAAAACTGATCGCAAATGAACAAGAACGCCTGCGCACATATGCAGATGGGCAAGCTAAGAAGACGGATCAATGCCCTCGATGTTCTGGCACTGGCATCATAGCGACAAAGAATAATAAAGTGGGTGGGTGTTATGCTTGCAATGGCGAAGGGCATCACGCGATAAGCCGTGAGCATGTTCATAAGCACTTCACTCAGCAGATGGGCGTATCTGACAAGCTGTGGCGCAATGAGTTATCGAAATGCTACGACTTTGCCGTAACGCTTTGCCACCAAGAAGCCTCTTTTGTGGGTCGTCAGCTTGGAGAAGCATTAGAGCGCGAGCGCCAAGCCTGCTAAAAAATGTCGGGCATTTTAAATATGACCTGCATACAATGATCTCACTATACCAAACCTCGCTTTTTAAGCGGGGTTTTTCCGTTTCTGGGGGATACAAAGTGATTGAAATTGATAAAAAGGTAAGGATTACGTTCTTTGTGTCCATGGTCGTAATGGTGTGTGGCTGGGTTTATGACTATGCCGAGCTAAGAACCAAGTTCTTTGTAAAAGAACAAACGGACGAAAAGCGTTTTGTGTCGATAGAGGCACGACAGTTAGTAAATACAGAGGTCGTGAACACGGTAGATACGATAAAGAACGACGTAGCTATGAACCGACAGTTTATAGATAGGTTCGATAAGTTTCTTGAAATTCAGCAAGACATGAATGCACAGCTCATCGAGTTAAGCACTCAACAAAAGTACATTTTGAAAAAATTGGAGCATGAATAATGGAACTCATCAAAGCTATCTTGATGCGCGAGGAAGGTTATCGCGCTAAAGCCTATTACTGTAGCGAAGGCTATCCCACTATTGGTATTGGCCAAAAACTGGGAGGCAAAGGCGTTCGCTTAGAATGCTACACATTTCGAGTCAGCAAAAAGACAGCAATGGCAATGCTGGAATCGAATGTTGAAACCACTATGCGCCAACTCTCTAAATATCCGTTCTATCAGAAGTCTAACCGAGCTAGACGGGCAATTCTTGTTTCCATGGCCTATCAAATGGGCGTGGCTTCATTACTCCACTTCTCAAACATGATTAGAGCATTAGAACACGGTGAATATGCACAAGCGGAAGTCGAAGCATTGGACTCTCGCTGGTATAAGCAGACACCCAAGCGAGCAAAGCGCCACGCCGAGGTGCTACGAACAGGATCAGCCGAAGGGGTGTACTGATGGATATGATTGTGTGCGGGGGGAAATTCATTGCGAATAACGCGCATTGGATTGTTGCCGTTGTCGTGTTGGGTGGTATGGCAATGTTGAGTGAGGGTTAAGCATGGGACTATTTAGCAAACTGTTTGGCAATGACAGTGTAATAGATGCTGTTATCAATACTGGTGATGCACTGGTTTACACCGAAGAAGAAAAAGCAAAAGCGCAAGACAAACGAGAAGAACGTTTCGAGCGACTATTGAAGCTGTACGAACCATTCAAGATTGCGCAACGTTTTCTCGCTTTGATTGTCTCTATTCCATTTGTGTTGTTACACCTGGTACTAGCACTTACTCAATTAGTCATGGTGCTGTTTATGGACTTGGATACCTACGAAGCGTATGCGGTTTTAATAGAAGCTTTGTCGGGTTCGGTCAATGAAGCATTGTTTTATCCTTTCTGCATCATCATCGGATTTTACTTTGCTGGCGGTGCTGGTGAGGGAATTATTCGAGCCACCAAGAATAAGTAATGCAACATTATGTTGCATTTATTTGTGGTAATGCAAATATGTGGCTATTATTTAAGTGAGGGGAAATTACCGCTTAAAACAACGACCAAGGAAAACGACCATGACTTCATTACCACGCACATTTACTTTAAAAACTGGCCGAACTTACAACTGCGAACAAGTGTTGCACTGCTATCTTACGTCTGCGAATGACGAAGAAGCGGTGTACTTTATCGTTGATCCGTCTCGCTTTATGTCATACGAGATTACGGTAGAGCTATGGTGCATCTTTGATATAAGCGAGATCGCGACAGCGGTTAAGCAGATGTTCTTGATAGACGATTACAAGTCTTGCCCTGCGAACACTTACGAGAAGTTAGATAGATTTGGCTGGATTAGTGAAGGTGGCGAATACAAGGAAAAGGACAATGTCAGCCAGCGAACTCGCTAAACAACTAGGGGCGACCTCTTTAACGGAGGTTGCCGAATTTCACGGAACAACAACACAAACATTACGGAGGCGATACGAAGAGAATAGGCCGAGCTTTATAGCTTTGGTTCTAGGTTTCAAAGCGTATCAAGCGCACGAAAGGATTAACGACCATGAGAATCAGACATAAACCTTTAAGTGAAATGGATGCTCAGGAATACCTTAACTTCTTGAGACAACAATACACAGAACTGTCTAACACGCTTCGCAATGACCAAAGCCTGACCCGCGAAGAAATGGACAGCATTAGCAAAAGAATGGCAAACCTTTCTGACCAAATGGATCGCCACGAAAACGCTAACGATTACTAAGCAACTCAATCAACGACCAAGGATTAAGAGTTATGGAAAAGTTCACTAAGCATTTCAAGTTCCCTTGCAATGTCCAGTGCAATTCGCCTCAAGCGAAAGTACACAGGAATGCAACCCCAGAAACGCACCCGCACCTGTTTGGAATGGCTAAGTACTGCTTAGTCGGTGGCAAGCTGTACCGCTTTTTACCAAAGCACTACACAGGCGTTATTAATCAGCGTGTGTGCGGAGGCAAATGGGAGCAGGTCAACATCGGTAATCATGATGTAACCGCAAGAGATTATCTGTATCGAGTCGGTGCAGAGCCAGCGAACTTTCAAGGCCAGCCAAGGCTAACCACCGCTTAATCATTATCATTTGGGGCGAAAGCCCCTCTACCAACGACCAGAGGTAATAAGCATGGGAACTATACCTAAGAACATCATTCCAGATGAAACCGAGGTTCAAGCCTTGAATCGCAAGGCACTGGAACTGCTACTAGATAGCAACGCTAAGATGAACATTGCGGTGATAGCGCACAATCCAGCAGACCGTATCCGTCTGATTGAAGAAGCGCTTGAGTTGGCTTACAAGCACAAGAACGTACAAAGCGTACTTGATGCTCACACCACAGCACTAAAGGAGTCAGCATGGTTCATTTAGAGCAAGTACTTAATGCAGTGGAAAGCCAGCCACGCCAAGCAGTGATGACTCGCCTTATGGCAATTGGCCTAGAAGTCGCAGACGCGAGCCTGTTCTACGGACGCGAAAATAGCGGTATCTGGATTCGTCAGTCTACTAATCGTCTGGCTGATCAATACCTTTGGGAGTGCCAAGATAAATTAGGTACGGAAGGTAAGCTATCAGACTTGGTAGCAGGCATGGGGTGGTTCATTGAACCATACGATCGCGAGTCTATGTTTGTGTATAAGGTGTGAGACTATGGGCAAGTATCAAAGTTTTGCACTTTTGGAGGTGTTTTATATCCTTCTAATTCTAATCGAGTACCTAAGACACGGTTACAGTGGCAATGTGTTCGCGTTCGGTATGGCGTTACTGGGCGTGATTGTAGCTAAGTGGCTATGTGAACGCTGGGACGCGATAGAAGAACAGCAAGCCGAAGATTAGTATCAACGGGGTGAAAGCCCCGCACAACGACCAATAGCAAAGCCCACTCCAAGCGAGTGGGTTTTTTTATGGGCGTAATTCAACGGAGAGCGACTATGAGCATAATGTTATTAGAAACTTTGATACTGACACCAAGCCAAGCATGGACTCAATTGTGTGTGTTTGGGAGAGTTCTATAAGCAATGCCAAGAGTTAATTGGAAACACGTTCAACAGCAGTTCGAGAACGAGCGTGAAAAACATGGACTCAGCTTGCGCCAATACTGCGATAAGTATGCCTATTCCTATTCAACTGCTCGCAAGCATGTAAAAGTGAAAAAGGAACAAGAACAAAGAGCAGAACAGGAACAAAAATCGGAACAAATCGGAACAAAAACGGAGCTGTGTTTAAAATCTACAAACGAATGTGATGAACAGCCCACGACAATTCACGTAGAAACATCAAAACCGAACAGACCAGAGCAGTTTAACCGTTCTGGCAATCCAAATCCTGCAAACCCTTTCCGCAAAGGTAATCAAGTCGCTCGCAAACACGGCTTTTATTCTGACTCGCTGACCGAAGAACAGCGCCAGCTTGAAGAACAAGCAGGCATCTTGGATGTAGAAGACGAATTGAAGTTGTGTCGTTTACAGTCACGCAGTTTGCTTGATTGCATTACTCATTGCCAAAACGATATTAAGAACGCGAACAGCGTTGAAGAACGTGTGTCTCTTTACGAACAGCTAACCCGATTCCAAGCATTAGCAGAGCGCAGTGTGGCTCGTATTGAATCTTTGATTGCGACTCACTCTAAGTTGCGCCTCGATGTCGTGAACGAAATCAAAACCAGTGAAGACACACTCAGAATACAGCAGGCAACGCGCAAGCTGGGCTATGAAGCGGATAAGCTGAGTAAAGAAGTAGGCGGGAATAGTTCACCACTGGCTGACATTTACGATGACATTGTGACTAAAGACTCGAGCAAAGGAATGTTGAGCTAATGGATACGGCTAACGTTGAGTCAATGGAGTACATAAAGTCACGATTGGGTGATGTGTGGTGGAGACTCAATAACCTTTACAAGATTGAAGACGAGAACGGCAATCTTGTTACCTTCAAGATGCGCCCCGCACAGCGTGAATTGTTTGAGCAGATGCACCAAAAGAACATCATTCTCAAAGCCCGACAGCTTGGATTCAGCACAGCGATTGATATTTACCTGCTAGACCAAGCGATTTGGAACAAGAACCTCAAATGCGGGATCATCGCTCAAGACAGGAACGCCAGTGGGGAGATTTATCGAACCAAAGTTGAGATTCCTTTCGACAATCTGCCTAGCTACGTGAAAGCGTTGGTGAATGTAGAGACACGCAAAGCAGGCACAACAGGTGGATTCATGCTATTTGGCAACGGCTCAAGCATCCAAGTTTCCACTAGCTTCCGATCAGGGACGGTGCAACGGCTCCATATCTCAGAGCATGGAAAAATTTGTGCTAAGTACCCACAGAAAGCCAAAGAGGTGAAGACGGGTACGCTCAATGCCGTTCACAAGGACTCAATTGTGTTTATCGAGTCTACAGCCGAAGGTGTGGGCGGTGACTTCTACACGATGAGCATCAAAGCACTCGAGAACAAGAAAGCCAATGCCTTGCTCACTAAGATGGATTGGAAGTTTCATTTCTTTGCATGGTGGCAAGATCCGAAGTATCACACGCCCGTCAAAGGCAAGCGCCTTGCCATTGGTAAAGCCATGCGCGAGTACTTCCAAGGCATTGAAGAAGCTATGGATACCACGCTCAGTGATGAGCAGAAGCAATGGTACTTGGATAAGTACGATGAACAAGGCGAGGAAATGAAGCAAGAGTTTCCTTCTACGCCACTTGAAGCCTTCTTAACGTCAGGTCGCAGGGTATTTAACGCGGTTCACATCATGAGAGCCGAGGGTCAGTGCCAAAATCCGTTGATTGCGTATGACATTGAGCCAATTACAGGCAAGAAGACACGCGCCAACCGTCCAGAACGCATGGATGACCAAGGCCAGCGTTCTATGCACAATCATTTGTTGGTGTGGGAACTGCCCGACGAAGAAGAAGAGTATGCAATAGGCGTTGATATTGCCGAAGGACTTGAACACGGTGATAGAAGCTCGATTGATGTTGTTCGCAAAGATACAGGCGAACAGGTAGCGCACTGGTTTGGATACATAGACGTTGAGCTATTGGCTTATATCTGCAAGCACATAGCCGTAATGTATAACCATGCCTATGTGGGTCCAGAGCGAAACAATCACGGTCACGCCTTCATTCTCAAACTGAAAGATATTTACCCAACTCGCCACATCTATTCAGAGCAGTACATTGACCGCGAAGACGAAGACGAGACAGTGAAACTAGGCTGGCTCACTACCAAGCACTCTAAGCCAATACTCACAGAGTCACTCAAACCATTATTGAAGGATGGTGTATCGGGTATTCGCTGGATTGGCACGATAAGCGAACTCAATACCTACGTGTATGACAAGAAAGGAAGCATGAACGCTCAAGAAGAATGTTTTGATGACCAAGTGATGAGTTACTTGATTGCTCAGGAAATGCGAGCGCGCATGCCTACACGAATGAAACAAGACAACACACCTAGAACCCGCAAACATTGGATGACGAAATAATGATTGATTCTGAAAACCCAAAGCTCTTGGAGCTACAAGATTTAATGTCAGACATTGACGCACAACCCGACTGGCGAACCAGCGCAAACAAAGCGTGTTCATACTACGATGGTGATCAGTTGCCTAAAGACGTAGTGGATAAACTCAATGAGCGAGGCCAGCCAGCCACCGTGCATAATTTGGTTGCACCCGCAGTGGATGGTGTTTTAGGTATGGAAGCCAAGACTCGTACTGATTTGTTAGTTAAAGCTGATGATCCAAGCGAAGAATTTGAGCAAATAGCCGAAGCAATCAACAGCGAGTTTGCTGATGCCTGCCGTCTAGGTCGCATGGACAGAGCGCGAAGCGAAGCGTATGCCAACCAATTGAAAGCGGGTGTTGGTTTTGTTGAAGCCTATCGAAACCCAAACCTGTTTGGTGTGAAGTATAAAATTAAGCACGTACCACGCGATGAAGTGTATTGGGATTGGTTTTCTAAAGAACCTGACTTCTCTGATTGCCGTTGGGTCATGCGTTGTCGCTGGATTGATGTTGATGAACTCAAGACCTTAGTACCCAACAAGGCCGATATACTCAAACACATGCAAGGGCAGTGGGAAACCTTTAAGGATTTATCCAATGTGGAAGGTATGCCAGCCGATCTAATGTCAGCGTATGCCGACTTCACAGGTTGGACACGCGAGCAGAGTGAATGGTTATCAGAAAACCGTAAACGAGTACGTCTGCAAATCATCTACAAGCGCGAGATCAAGCAAAAAGCCGTATTGCAATTGAATAATGGGCGCACTGTTCTGTTCAATGAGAAAAGCCAAGAGCATCAAATGGCAGTGATCATGGGTAAAGCCAAGCTGACGAAAGGCCAAGTCAGCGAAATTAAAGAGACTTGGTTTGCTGGTCCACATCATTTAGGTGAAAGACCGTGTACTGCGCCTAATGGTATGTTCCCGCTAGTGCCATTTTGGGGTTATCGCAAAGATGCCAATGGTGAACCGTATGGTTTGGTGTCTCGCGCTATTCCCGCACAAGACGAAGTGAACTTCCGTAGAATGAAGCTGACTTGGTTACTGCAAGCCAAGCGCGTGATCATGGATGAAGACGCTACGAACATGAGCCGTGACGCAGTGATTGAAGAAGTCGAACGACCAGACGGACACATTACGCTGAATCCTGACCGCAGAAACCATAAGTCAATCAGTGAAGCGTTCCAAGTCCAGCAGGATTTCAACATTGCAAGCCAGCAATTCCAAGTCATGCAAGATTCAATGCAGATGATTCAAGACACAATGGGCATTTATGGCGCGTTCTTGGGGCAGGAGTCTAATGCTACCTCAGGTGTTGCGATTGCAAACTTGGTAGAGCAGGGAGCAACGACACTCGCAGAGATCAACGATAACTACCGTCTTGGCTGTCAGCTAGTCGGTGAACTACTGCTTGGTTACATCATTGAAGATATGAAAGGGCGTGAGAACTACGCTGTTCAGATCAGTGATGAGTCCAAAGGCTCACATAAGCAAGTGGTACTCAATGAAGTCGATGAGACAGGAAACATCAACAATGATGTGACTCGCATGAGAAGCCACATTGCACTCGCACCTATCCAACAAACTCATGCTTACAAGTCTCAACTTGCAGACCGAATGATGCAGGTAACAGCACAGTTACCACCAGAGGTGCAGGTCGCTACCATTGATATGGTATTGGAGTTGTCAGACGTACCGAACAAAGCCGAGTTTATTAGCCGTGTTCGTGATGCCTTGGGAGTAGCTAAAGATCCAGAGGATATGACACCAGAAGAACAGCAACAGCTACAGCAACAGCAAGCCGAGCAACAACAACAGAAAGAGTTAGCGATGCGTGAGGTTCTGGCTAGAGTCAGCAAACTCGAAGCCGAAGCCCAAGCGAAAATGGCCGAAATGGATAAGGTACAAGCCGAAGTTCAAAACAAAGGCGCGAACACTGGCAAGACCCAAGCGGAAATGGCATTGCTCCTGCAACAGCTAGAGGCACAGCAAGCGGAACTACAGGGAGTGCGCTTGCAGTTGGCAGAGCAATTGCAGAAGGAAATAGACGCAATAGACCTATAGAAAAAATGTCGGGCAAATGAAAGGTAGCTGATATAGCCTAAGCACACTGAGTATTACTCCGCGCTACTCAGCCTACTTTAATGATAATGACATAACGTTGCACTCTATCTTGCCACTCCTCACCGAGTGGCTTTTTTTTTGGAGAAAAACCAATGCCAGTACAGAAACAGCACATTGACGCGCTAGTTGCTTCACTGAGTTTTCAATTCGCTCGAATAGGCGACACGACAACAACAGTATGTGAGGCGTTCTTGCCTAATGGATTTTCGGTAGGTTCTGGAAAGTCTGCTTGCGTAAACCCTGACGACTACAACTATGAAGACGGTTGTAAGTACGCGATGGAGCGAGCAGTGCAAGACGCAACCAACAAGTTGTGGGAACTTGAAGGTTATCTATTGGCCGTTACAGGTAAAACATCCGATAACTTAGCGAAGCCGATACCTGTCATCAATATGAAGCAGGCTGAATCTTACGTTGTTCGCATGAAGCAGGAACACCAAGAGTTAGCGTACAAACTGGAACGACTATCAGGCTTCATAGCGAGTGACACATACGAGTCGCTGCCCAAAGAGGACGGTTGGGCGATGGTGCAACAATACAGCGCCATGAGAACCTACAAGAACATCTTAGAGAAGCGAATCAAACGAGCCGAAACAGAACCCGCCTAGTGCGGGTTTTTTTATGGGTGCGATTTACCAATAAGGCAGACTAATGAAGGCATACAAACTGTTTCGCAAGATGAAAGACGGTGACGGATACGCTTACGCACCGCTATTCATTGATGCGACCTTGCGCCTAAAGCTAGGGGAAACCCACCAGTGCAAGACCGATTTGGAAAAGAAAGGCTTTGCTAGGCGTGTTGGCTGGCATGGGTGTTTCATTTGCTTTGCCCCTCATCTTTCTTTGCATCCTAAGAATGGAGCAGAGCGAGTATGGGTAGAAGTGGAAACAAGCGGGTGGATGAAAACCTACGACAGACCAGAGAGCCAAGGCGGGAAGTGGTTTACGTGTGAGGCAATCACATTACTACGTGAACTCACGCCAGAGCAGGTTAAACAAGTTATTGAGTCCTACTGATTGTAGGTGAGCCAAAGGTCATTCATTGAGTGGCTTTGAGCGCACAGACAGCGATACGTCTATCACACGGAGAAACTATGAACATTGACGATAAATTAACGATTACAGGTAGCGAAACACCCGAAGAACTTGAAGCGATGCTGGCTGAGTTGGACGACTTAGAGATTGTTGACGAACAAGACGAAGACGACAACGAAACCATTGAACTCAGTTCTGGCGAGGAACAGCCTCAAGCTGATCAAAGCGATATTGATGACAATGCAGACTCGCAATCTGCCGATGCTGAGAATGACCCTCAAGGTGGCGATGAAAAAGCGCCTATCCAGTCGAAGGATGGAAAACACACCATTCCTTTTGATGTGTTAGAGCGTGAACGCAAGGAGAAAGCCGATCTTAAAGAAAAGCTGGATGCCATGCAGGGCAAAGAGACTGAGCTTGAAAAGGCAAGACGTTTACTGGAACTGCGCAACAAACAGCTAGACGAGTTAGGCATTGAACCTGATGAGCTAATTGAAGACGTTGATCCGATGAAGGTGATTGAGGACTTTGAGACTGAAAACCCCGAAGTAGCGAAGGCCATGAAAGCCCTAGCGCATAAGGTACAGGCTCAACAACCCAAAGAACCAGAGGCAGATGCCACCCCAGCGCCAAACCCCGCGCAAGAAGCCATTTCACTAGTACCCGAAATTCAGAGCATTTTGAATGAAGGTGGTGAGAAGGCGAACAAGGCATTTGATATTGATGATGCACTCAAAGTCGATCCACTGTGGCGTAACAAGCCACTACACGAGCGTTATGCCGAAGTAGCGCGTAGAACCAACGAGTTTTATGCACCGCAACAGCCAGCGCAAGTGCAGGCGCAACAACGCGCCACAGTCAGTGATGCCGTGCAAGCCGTTGAAAACGACCTGCCAGCTTCACCCTCCGAGATAGGCACATCAAATAAGCACCAAGGAAGTACACTGGATCGCATGGCTACCGCTTCAACAAGCGAGTTACAAGCCATGTTTGACGGTCTTTCCCCTGCTGAAATTGATGCCTTACTCGAACAAGCAAGCATCTAGCACTACCCGCTAGGTGTCCCTGATAACCCGCCTTATGGCGGGTTTTTTCGTTTAAGGAACTAGCAATATGACAACTATTACTAAAGCGCAAGCGCGTAAGATCCAAGAGGTCGCGCTATTTACAACCGCTAACCGCAATCGCTCGATGGTAAATATGCTTACCGAAGAAGCGCCAAAGGTTGCAAAGGGCGATAAAGGCAAGCAAGAGCGCCAAACCTCGCCACACGCACCGATTGTACGTGTTACTGACCTTGGCAAAGGTGGCGGTGATAACGTTGAAATGGATCTGGTCCACAAGTTGACCAAATCCCCAACAATGGGCGATAAGAAAATCGCAGGTCGTGGTGAAGGCATCGACTTCACTCAATTCGACTTGTCGATTGACCAAGGCCGTCACCAAGTTGATGCAGGCGGTAAAATGTCTCAACAACGTACTACGCATGACTTGAAGAAGACTGCTCGTACTTTGCTTGGCACTTACTTCAATGACCTGCAAGACCAGATCGCAACGTTCCACCTAGCGGGTGCGCGTGGCGATTACTTTGCGTCTGACACTATCGTTCCTACGGCTAATAGCGAAGATTTCAAAGAGATCATGGTCAATGACGTAATGGCTCCAACCTATGAGCGTCACTTCTTCGGTGGTGATGCGACCAGCCTTGATACTCTTGATTCGTCTGATGTATTCACTATGGAATCAGTGGATAACATGGATCTGTTCTTGGAAGAAATGGCAAACCCACTTCAACCAATCAAGTTCATGGGTGATGACGCTAAGAAAGCCAATGGCGAATCGTTCTACCTAATGCTGGTTACGCCTCGCCAGTGGAACTCTTGGAAGCAAACAGCTTCTTATGCTGACTGGCAACAGCTAACAGCCAATGCCCTGAGCCGTGCGAGCGACTTTGATCACCCTGTATTCAGAGGTGAGTGTGCAATGCGTGGCAACATCCTTGTTAAGAAGTACAAAGGTACACCTGTGCGCTTCAACCAAGGTTCAACGGTGAACGTAGCGCAGAACAACGATGACGCAACCGAAACGCAAGTACAGGTAGCAACAACCGTTGATCGCGCAATGGTTCTAGGTGGTCAAGCACTGGCGAACGCCTACGGTAAGACTTCGGGCGGTAACTCGTTCTCTATTCACCAAGAGAAGACGGACGCAGGCAACCGCACTGAAACCACTATCGGTTGGATGAACGGCTTGAAGAAAATCCGTTTCCGCGACAAGTTTGGTCGTCTAAACGATCACGGTGTAATGATCATGGATACGGCTGTGAAAGCAGGCTAACCCACCAATAAAGCAAGGCTTCGGTCTTGCTTTTCTTTTTGTCCTAATTCGAGGAATTACTAATGGCGAATATTAAAGGCGCAACAGCGCAAAAGCGTATGTATGTAGGTACGCACGGCAACCTATCTAAAGAAGTACTTGTTGTGCCTCTTAGTACAGTTGCAGACGGTGGTGTAGTAGACGTAATTGAAGTGCCAGTAGGCGTTAATTTCGTAGGCATGAGCATCATCAACGAAGCACTAGGCGCAGGCGTTAAGCTGACGCTGACTGTAGACGGTAAAGCACTGGTGACAGACAAAGACTGTGCAGGTGCAGGCAACAGCGTGGAAGCGTTCAAGCCTGTCTACACAGAGAACAAGACTTACCTGACGATTACCGTTACTGGCGGTGAAGCAACAGGCGAAGTGGTACTTGTTCCTGAGTACCAATCTATCGGCTACTAAGTACTAGCCAATCCAAGGGGTGGCGTTTGTTGCCCCTTTCTTTCCCTTCAAAGAGTGAGAAACCATGTCACAGATTAGCATTGCCTATATTGGCCCTAAGAAAATCAAGCGCGATACCATTACAGGTTCACGCCAAGTCTTCCCGCGATTCGAGCCTATTAAGGTTGAGAAAGAAGTGGGCGTTATGTTGCTTCAATACGATGTGTTTGTAGAAGAAAAGCACTTGGAAGCCATGAAGACACGCCAAGAGGCGATTCAAAAAGCCGAAGCAGAAAAGCAGGCCAAGCTAGAAGCTGAGAAACAGCAACGCTTTGAAGATGCCCAGCGCACTATCGAGATTGACGGTGACACAGTGGATCTCAACAAACTCACCAAAGCAAAACTTGCAACACTGGTTGAGTCTCAAGAGCTAGACATTGAGCCATGTGGTCCACGCGAAACACAACCCGACTTTGCCACTCGTGTATTTAAAGCGCTGACTGAAAAAGTGGGTGACTAATGAAAGTAGTCGCAGTTTCGGAGTTCCTGCCAGCAGTACGCAGGCTCATTAACATTCCATTTGTTCCATTGTTAGAGGATGCCATTGTCGAATCTGCGCGAACTTTCTGCCGTGAAAGTAAGATAGTCTTTATTTCTCGTTCATTTGACAGCGTTCTAACCGAACAACACATTAGCGTGGTGGAAAGTAGTAGTGATAACCGCTTATCGGGCTTGAATATCAAGGCTAGTAACTTGGAGCGAATCACAGCGCAAACCACCAATGGCGAAGTACTCGACCTAGAGCCAGAGGTGAACTATCACCAATTGAGCCGAGATCGCCTAACCTTCATTACGGCACACTCCAACGTCACCATTATCTCTACCGTTGAACCTACGAACGGTGCAACCAAGCTACCGCAAGTCTTATACGAAGACTACCTACGAGCAATAGCTCATGGTGCGGTTGCGATCCTGTACGCACAGCCCGATAAGGATTGGTTTAATCCTGATATGGCTGGCTATTACGAGCGTTTGTTCGTGGAAGGTTACCGAGAATCAGCGCGTTTTCGCCTTGATGCCTCTCCACAGATAACCCGACCAGTAAAGCGAGCGAGAAATAGGGAGTTCTTTTAGTGACGGTACAAGATATTTTAGATCGGCTGAAAGTGGCACTGGTCGATGAAAGCCACACACTATGGACTGAGGCCGAGTTACTGGGATACATCAATGACGCACTATCAGCATTGGTGATAGCTAGACCCGACTTAGGTTTTAAGACCCATTCCTACAACAGTGCCAGCAAAAGCATTGAAAAGCCTACCGACTACTACCGATTTGAGACAGTTCAATCCGCAGGTGGTATAGCCATTCAATTTGTGGACATTCATAAGCTCAACCAACTTGAACCTACTTGGAGAACAGCGACAGGTATGCCTTATTGTTGGACTCGCTATGACGATCACGTAGACGAGGTGTTCTTAGTGCCAGCCCCAAGTGAGGCGATAGACATTGAGATCATCTATTCAGCTCATTTAGCTGTAAGCATTATAACTGATGTCCTCCCTGTGCCTGCCATATACGAAGGTTTGATATTGGATTTCGTCTTATATCGTGCGTTCAGCAAAACAGGGCAGGGTGGTAGCGATATGAACAAAGCATTGTCTCATCAAAACTCGTTCTACAGCACCTTAGGCCAAAAGCAACAGGTAGACATTTCACGCCTACAACTTCAAGAGAAGAAGGAAAATAGCCGATGATCATTGTTACTGGTACGTTGTTGCAAGCCGACAACACACCAAGGGCAAATGCCCATATAGAGTTCATAGCCAAAGAGAACTTAGGTGATGCACTGGTCAACTCCGTGGCAAGAACAAGAACGGATGATAACGGCTATTACCGCATGGAGTTGTTAGCTGGTCTTTATGACGTTTATTGCCAGCTAAACCCTAGAAGTGATGTAGAACTGTTAGGTGAGGGCTTAGTGAGTAATGAATTGGAGGGTGAAGCCAGCTTACGCGATATTTTGTACTTCACGACACCGATTTCAAACCCCGAACTGGTTGAACTCCGTGAAACAATGGCTGAGATCCGTATTCTGCATACGGATATAAAAGACACCCAAACAGATATTCACACTCGTCACGATGACATAACTACTCGACACGATGACATTGCGTTCCGACAAGACCAAATTAATGCGCTTTATTTGGCTATGCAGGGAATTCAATCGGACATCACTACTCGCCAACTGGACGTAACTAATCGTCAAACCAATGTTACGAACATGGAAACAAACGTCATATCCATTCAGACGGACGTAACCGCGAAGCAAGCTGACATTACTAGCAGGCAAGATGATGTAACCACTCGGCATGATGATGTAATTGCTCGCCAAAGCGTTATTGAAGATCTGAATGACAACGTGGATACCAAACATGCTGATGTTGTTGGTAGGCATAGTGACATTGAAGACAAATACCTAGAAGTACATAGCAAGCATGACGATGTTGGATACATGAAAACCGAAGTTGAATCCATGCGTGACAATGTTGAAGTTATGCAGGACGTAACCGAAGGCTATATGGATACAACAGAAGCCTATGCCGATCTTGCTCTAAACAACGCGATTAAAATTTCACAGGGGATCTAAATGTTAACTCCAAAAAACTGGTACTTAACCGCATATACAGACGATACATGGGAGGATCTCTTAATTGAGCCTGCTACTGTTGCGACATTTACCCTTGCCAACACTAGTGCTGATACTGATGTGACCTTTAGTGTTCAATTGACAGACAATCTAGGTGCAAAACTCGCAACAATCTTACCTCCGCTAGTGATTCCAGTATCAAGCGCGGAAGTAATTGATGTGCGCTCTATCAACGTATTGGTAGGTCAGCATATTCAAGTCAAAGCAAACGTAGCGGGTGCTGAGTTTTTGATTAGTGGCGTAGTGGACGTATAACTATGGAAGTAATCAAAGACCTCCCAAAAGGCAATTGGTTTCTCTCAGCTTATACTCCAGATAATTGGACGGATTGGGTAACACAAGAAGGCACAATTGAAACGATCACGGTTTGCAATGTGCTAACTGATAGTTCCGTTACGGTTTCAATGCGCTTATTTGACGACTCCAGTAACGCTACTCAAATCCTAGCAGGTGTAGAGATTGCCCCTAGTCAGGCTATCGCACTTAACACTAAGTCATTGAACCTACTACAAGGACAAAAACTCCAAACCAATACTGACGCACTAGGCGCAGAGTTCTTTGCGAGCGGTTCAGCGTTTGTATTCAGTGAAATAGCGCATCCCAAGCAGATTAAACCAGACTTATTACCACCAGATAGGCAAGAGCCAGCACCGATATTACCGCCATACGGTTCTGGTTCTAGCAGTAACGAATCGCTTTACACCATTATCAATGCAAACAGACTAGCCACTGACGCAATGCGTCTCGAGGGGTTGAACGGACAGCGAGGCTACAAAGCCAACACGCTATGTAACGCTCGCATGACATTTGACCCTGACGAATACAATTCGATGGGTAAATACAATCAAGATTTTGATACATATCCAGAACAGCGAATCATTCAACATTGTGGGGGTTATGAGCATGAACCGTATTTGTACTGTCTGTTCTACTGGTTCTTTACTATAGACGGAAAATGGAACGAATATGATCTTGCTTATGGCTCAAGCGATGAGAACGGCACAATCGCAGATGGCGCGAAGATAACGCTAGAGCGTGACGGTGACTCAAACTATTTCCGTATCAAAACTGTTGAAGAAGAAAAGTTCGTAGTAGGCAACGTGCATCCTGACGTGGTGTATGAAGGGCGAACCACTTACTCTCCTCGCTTCTGGATGACTCCAAACATTTACTACTACGTGCAAATCGAGATCGAGAACTACAGCTATATCATTTCTATTTGGGAGTTATGGGAAGTTGGTGCTAGTGAAGAACCGAGAGGTCGAATGATTTTTGATTTCTGGATTGGTCCTATGACCCTGCAAAACCCTGACTTTCAAGAAATTCATGCTAACACCAAGACTCGTGTGAACTGGGTCGGTTACGGGTCTCCTGGTTTGAATATCTCAGACTTCTATTGGGGGGGGAATTATGACGGTTGCAACATTCGATACAATCCCGAAGACACAGAAGAAATACTGACCAATCGCGTGAAGATGGACGGTACGAGTGGTGTAACTTTCGCGCCAAATCATAAGTTAGCTAACTGGGGCAAAGTCTCAAGTCCAAGAGAAGATTGATTAATGAGTAAATTATTTGATGAGTACCCATATTTGGCAGTTGATACCCCCTTCACTAACTACGCGCCATGGGAAGACTTGCCCAAGTTCGCAGGTGGTTTAACTTCTACCGATTATGTGAAATTTGAGATCGGTGGAACTGAAGTGTACGACCAAGGTATTGAAGCATTCACTGCGGACCTTTGGCAGATGGAAGTGATTTTGTGCATAGATGGCACGAAAAAAACCTACTTGATAGCAACGTCAAAAGATCGAAAAAGCAGACTTGAGCTAGAAAACGTAGGTGAAAATAAATATGCAATAGCCATCAAAGATCAAGGCGACGATAACGTAGGTGATGTTATTGACTATGTCATTCTCAGAAAAGGCGAAATATTGGAGCTGTCTTTTGGAGTGGGTAATTACAGCCAAGATAGTGACGATGTTTGGTTCTACTTTTATTCAAACCTTCGTACTAACCCTAATGTTTCCGATGGAGAGACTTGGGGCTATCACGACCTATACATTGAAAAGGGTTTCAGTGAAATAAGTAGTGCAAGAGAAGCCAATCGTTACCAATTTGAGGAATTTCATTGCACACCAAATATGGCAATAGGAAAGATTTGGTATCGCACACACACTAATGGCCCTATCGAATATTACCTCGATGAATTTGATGAAAACGAGATCCTTGGCGATGAACTTAACAATCTAACGATGGTCGGTGAGTCTTACAATCCTAACAACAATTACGGATATATATATACCTTTCCAGAAGACCACGTATAAGGACGGCTAAATGATTACTCAAAGTTTAACTAGGCCCATTACGGGGCGTTTTGGTGGTGCGAAAAATGCTTTTGCTATTAAAGCTTTTGCAGATAGAGGAATGGAAGCAGGAGAAACCTTGTGGGCAGAAACAATTGCAACTGAGGTTGCTTTTCATTCGGGATTAGCAGGTTCACTAGGTTCATCACCTATAGCTTCTACAGGTTGTGAGATTGCGGTCAAACAAAATGACGTTGAGGTGGGGCGAGTAATCTGGGCGAACAACGCAACCAAAGCGCATTTCTCGTGGACTTCGGATATTACATTTTCAGTAGGTGATGTGATCTCATTTGTCGTGGTTGATGCTGATGAAACCTTGGCTGATTTTACAATAACCTTAGTGGGGGAAGTTATAGCATGACAATATTAACGATTGTTGGCGAGCTTAGTGCGGATTTTTCCGCTTATACAGCGAATTTAGTACCTAGTGATTTCCGCATTAGGTCGAGCGGCCCTCATTATAGCGATTATAGTCGCAAGTCTTTTTCTATGAAGCTGAACAATGCAACTTATGATATGAGAAGCATTGCCAATCAGTACTTTAACCAGAATTACACGTTTACGGATAGTAGTCGGCTTTGGGTTCACATGGCGAACAAAATGGAATACAACGTAAGCAATGCAAATAATTATATGTATTTGCATAAGCCTGATGGCTCCATTTTGATGGGCTTTAACACTACGGTTTGGACAAGTGGACACCAACTTAAATTCAATATTTATGGACCAGACGGATCAGTAGCGCACCAAGCGGTCTGGTCAAGAAACGTGTATTACAGTGACTCAACCGCAAACTTTGATTATTGTTTTGACCTTGCCAATGACGAAATTAAGATCTACCTAAACGAAAACCTACAAGCAACTATCTCTGCCCCACTCAAGGAAAACTGGTCTGGTAGTGAAGCATCTTACCTACGCTTTTATATCCTCCGTTATGGCGCTCTTACATTTTCGCAAATGGTGGTCGCTGATGAAAAAACAGTCGGTTGGCGCGTTAAAACACTGACACCAGACTCCGCAGGGACTTACCAAGAATATAGTGGTGATGTAAGCGATATAAATTCAATTGCGTTATCGTCCGAAACTGCTAACTCTACCGATACGCATGGAGCAAAACAGACCTATCAATACACTGACGTTCAATCAGAGATCCAGACTGATATGAAAGTAGCTGCCGTTGCGGTAGAAACCGTTGGGAATTCGATAGGTACTTTAAGTTCACTAAGCAACATCGTTATTGTTGATGGGGAAGAATACAAGCTACCTAATACGACCGACGTTCAATCAAATAACTTCGGCACAGGCATTGTCGATCAGATGGATGTAAACCCAAGAACGGGGTTGGCGTGGACGTTTGATGAAGTAAACAGCTTAGAGTTTGGGTTTACGGTTGAGGACTTAACATGACGGCATCAATAGCAGGGCAGAGCGTTAGCGTTGTACTGGAGCCTCTTATTTTAAACAAGGTTGCAGGTCAAAGCGTTAGTGTTGTACTAAAACCCCTTACCGAAAAACAGCGCAAACTCCAAACCACCAAGTTTCAATCTGATGCAATCGCAGATGCGGGTTCTATCTATGTTCCCGCGCCCCGCGTTCATTATGACTTCAATGAGAACAAGACTACGAACTTAACCAACTTGGTTGAGGGTGAGCCTTCTGGTTGGGGTGGTGGTCGCAAGATGGCACTGCATACGACTAACTACTTTAGCCCTCCGCGCTGTATGTGGTTTAACCAAGGCTATTTTCAAGCAGCCAACGAGGGCGGGTTTAATCTTGGCAGTGGCGCGTTCTTAATCGACACGCACTACCGTTGGGACGTAAACAACACTATGTATATCTTCGACTTCGCGCCTGAGATTACAAGCGGGAATGGTCGTTATCTAGCGTTGAAACTGACTACTGCAAACTCGCAGTTAGAATTATATGGCGGGGAAGGACAGCAATTGCTACTCACTGTGAGCGGTTTAGCTCTGACTCCGCAGGAGTGGCACAGCGTCAAAGTCAATCGAACTCTAGAGAACATGATTCAAATTCGTGTGAATCATCAATTGGTCGGTGAAGTGTTTGATGATACCAACTATGACAGTGAAGTGGGTATTGACCGCCCTCGCTTTGGTGGTTGGGGCTTAAACTACTACCAATATTCGACGTATGGCAAGATTGATGAGGTGAAAATTTTTACTGACGATCCGGTTTACTACGACTCTGAGAATCAGTACATCACCTATTTCAAGACACTTGGATCAGTCGTTTCACCAGACGCGATGGTTTGGGTGACGAATGCAGATGGTAGTACTTACCGTCCTAACGATGAGGGGTATGTCGAGGTCACAGTAAGAGCAAATACAGGTAAATATTTCCGCATTGTGGGGTCTGGAACGGATTTCTTGGTAGGTATTGGCGACACTAACTCCGTGTATTTTCTAGGCGATCACTACCCTGATCAGCCGTATGTAGAGATAGATGGTGTGCGTTATGCTGATGGCACTACGATCCCAGAAGAAGTATTGCGCAATCGTTGGGTAACAATACGTGTTCCTTTCACTCTAAGAGCCTCATTAAAGTTTTTCTTCATTGATGGCGGTGGCGCTAACCCTGCTGATATAGATCTTTACCGTCTTCGTATAGTCGTGAATGAAGATGTGTCGGATTGGATTTTCAACTCACAACATATCAATGATGATGGGACAGATAACTCAGTAGAAACAAACATTGGCAACACAGATTTGCTTTGCCATATCCACAGACCGCGAGAAGTGAATTGGGTAAGTGAGTACACCAAGCTCACAGAAAACATTGCCAGCGTCACACCGGACGTTGGCGACAATGAGTACTGTAAGTTCCGAGGCGGTAACGGCTCGAATGAGTACATGATCATCACACCTACGCACCCCGCAGGAACAGGCAACAAGTTTCGCGCTTACATGCGTTTTAATCGTGATTTGGTTGGCGGCACGTATGAGCGAATTTTAGGGGGCGGTACATTTGAAATCTACCGCAATTCAGATGGATCAGTCGGGTACTTCATCTCGCATTTCGATGAGATCCGCATAAATGGCGATCCGGTTTCGGTTGGCGTGGCAGGAGCGTTTCCTGATGCGGGGGAATGGTTCTTGTTTGAGATTGACCTAAACACTTCTGGACGTATTGCTCGATTCCTATCTGACCACCAATCACGCAATCAGTGTCATGCAGATGTCGCGTGGATGGAAATGGAGTTCACAGACGGCACAACCACAGGGACTTGGTTTAGACGCAGTGATTACACCGAAGATTCGTTTCAAACCATGCTGAACTATGGCACTTCGACTGACTACTCAGTGAACCATATCTCTAGTTCGCATGTGTCGAACTGGCACAGTGGTGCGTCCACTTATCCGCTGCCTATTTACATACTTGAAGAAATGTCTGATGAGTTTACCTTGTTGAACGCGCATGGGGAGGAGGGAGTAGACCAAGCAAGGGAGAGTACTGTTGCAGATGGTTGGACTTCGGATCGGGGTACGCTGATTTATAACAACTGGCATGGTGTTCACACTGAGCCTTGGTATTTTCACGGCACAGGCGGGACTCAACCTACATTCCACTATCAGGACGTAGCACTGCAAAATCCTGCGCTATCTCTAGTGGATAGCGGGACACTGGATGTAATTCTTGAGTGGTGGCAATACGCTGACAATGACTGGAATATAGCGGGTATGTCTATATTCGCACTGGACGAGAACGGGGATGTACTCTCAGTGAATGTAAACTCAAACATGGAGAGAATAACAACTAAGGCATGGGTAAACAGGACAACGAGGATGGAAGTGCCGATTGGCACTAAATCTATTAGGTTTGCTATGGAAACAGCTCACGGTCAAGACGCTAATATCGACACCATTAGCGCCTCATGGGAGCGAGTAGACAGAGGTTATTTACCTGCCCCATTGTTGTATTTGAAAAACCCATCAGCAGACTTGGCTAACACCCCTATATATTGGACAACCACGATAGGTAATTTGGGTATTAACAACACTTTCGTAACGCACGGGGTTTGTGCGTTCTATGGCGATGGTGCGGGGTCAACCCTAGCGGAGCAAGTAGTACCAATTCCTGCCTTGTATCAATCAACGCAAGATCAGCTAACAGTGTTGGATATAACCTACAGCTTGCATACGCCGTACGCGAACGGTGACACAGGGGCGATCCATTTGTATGCGCTTGACGATGATGAGAACGTACTGGCATCAAGTATCAACACAGCGGTTAGTGCTGATTCAAGTGCAATAGATGAAACCAATTCAATAACATTGCCTGTAGGGACAACACAGGTTAAGTACGAACTGAATATGAGAACCAGTAGCGGGAACGCTGACGCTATGATTGACAACATTCGCTCAGTATTGTCGTTCATTGATAACACATAAGAGGCTTCGGCCTCTTTTTTTTCGCAATAAGGAAATCCAATGCTGTTAAATATTTCGATGATGAAAGGTGAAGCGCCTCGCATCAAGAGTCACTTATTGCCTAATGAAACTGCAACGTCAGCCATTGATTGTGAATTTGAGCAGGGCATAGTTGCACCATTGAAAAAGAACAGACTTGAGCAAACTTTGCCTGATAGCACTAATGGCTCGTTGTTTCGGTATGCCGATAGTGTTTGGCTGACTTTTCCTGTCCATGTTGATGTAGCAAACAATCCAATGGCGCAGGATGAGTGGAAGCGTATTTACTGGACAGGCGAAGGTAAGCCTAGACTTACAGCGAGCGATATTACTGGTGGTAGTGGTCGTGTAGACGCGTGGTATCACTTAGGCGTTCCGGCACCAGACGTGTCTCCGATAGTAATCAATGTAGACAACTCTACAGGTATTGAACCGCCAGAAGGAGAGCTTGATTCTTATGACGATGAAGACCGCATTTACGTTCAAACCTACGTGACTCGCTTTGGTGAAGAAGGTGCGCCTAGTGACTCGAGTACATCTGTTGTAATTTTAAAACCTGGGGCGACCGTTACGATAGACCTAGCTCAACCCAACACCAATACCCACAACATTACTCACACTCGCTTGTATCGTTCGGTGACTTCGGATGGTGAAGCCACCATGATGCTGGTAGCTGAGTTGCCAATCTCCCAGCAAACCTACATCGACAGCGCACAAACCATTAATAATGCCGTGCTGGAAACCTACGATTATTCCCCGCCCGATGAAAACATGCTGGGTTTTTGCGTTATGGCGAATGGCATTTGTGCAGGCTTTGCAGGAAATGAGGTCATGTTTAGTGAGGCGTTCTTGCCTTACGCTTGGCCTGAGACGTATCGCAGTACCACAGAGCATGAAATTGTGGGCATTGCGCCTATTGATACCGATCTAGTGGTGGTCACAAAAGGCTATCCGTATCTGTTTAGTGGGGTGAGTCCTGAGAGCATCAACGGTGCGCGAATGGGGATTGAGCAAGCGTGTGTTAGCAAAGAATCGCTGACCGTGATTAACGGCAGTGCTATCTATGCGTCACCAGACGGTTTAGTGTCGATTGGTCGCAATGGCATTAGCCTGATCACTGAGGCCATTATTACCCGAGATCAATGGCAAACGTTCCAGCCTGAGACAATCAAAGCATGGTCAGTAGAGGGTAAGTATGTTGCTCAAAGTGATGCAGGCCCGTTTATCTTCGATCCTGTTTCCCAGTCGCTCACTCGGCTTACTGACACTTGGGATTGCGCTTTTAACGACTTGACTCAAGATGCGCTATTCCTAGTTCAAGGCGATCAGTTAGTGCAGTGGAAAGGCGACAGTATCGACAAATCAATGGTGTGGCGATCTAAAGAATTTCTGATCCCTAAAGATACGTTCTTAACCTCGGCTCGAATCCAAGCAACAGCACCCGAAAATTTAACGGTTAAATTGCTATCAGATGGGGTAGAGTTTTTCACACTAGGCAATCTTTCTGACCAAGCCTTCCGTTTACCTGCAACTCGTTCTACCAAAATCCAAGTTGAAGTATCAGGCGATTCAGCCGTAGAGCGCATATTACTCTCAAATAGTATGGAGGAATTGATTTGAAGCTATCCAAATCAAAGCGCTTTCGTGCGGGTAGAAATCAAGAAACCATTACTGAAAATGTCGAGATCTTAACTGGTCAACGTGGTAGCCCATTAGATCGCGCCTTAACGATGCGTGATTTGGTCGAAGCTGGTCTTGCTAACGCTAAAGGTGTTTTGAGTTCAAATACGGTAGCCGAAGGCATTGCGCCAAAACTCGATCTAGGAGAAGGGGTGCAAATCCCTCATGCGCCTGTAGGCGTAGCCGCTTATGGTGGTTTTGCTACCGTGACACTGACTTGGGATAACCCGACATTTAGAGGATTTGCTCACGCTGAGATATTCCGCAGTGCTTACGATAATGACGGACTCCCCATTGATGATGTTACTCAAGCAACATTGATCGCCACAACGCCCGCTTTGGTGTTTGGTGATTCAGTCGAGACTTACAGTTCCCATTACTATTGGGTACGCTTTGTAAACACGAACGGTTATCAAGGTGCATTTCAATCGGTTGGTGGGGTGTTCTGTGAAACCACTGAAACAGAGCAAGTCATTGTCGCTGACAGAGTGGTATCGGGCATTGAAGTTATCTCGCCTGTCATTCGAGGCGGTGAAGTTATTGGTTCAATAGTGAAGGTCGGAGCAGGTGGGCCGTATGCTGGTTATCACACTTACATTGACTCAGTAGGAAAGCTCTACACCGATAACATTGTTGCAAAAGGTCATATTGAAGCTACGAGCGGTTCGTTTCCTGCTTCTTTAATGACGGGGGTATTAACCGCAGATCATATTGATACTTCGAGTATGGTACTAGCGGGTCAATCAGTTATTCAAAAATCTCTTGCTACAGGTAGCGATAGAATATTGACCGCTTCATACGTTCAGTGCGCTTCAACAAGAGTGAACATTAAAAATAGAAATTCGAACACAAGAATTGCTGTGGTGTTTAGCTTTACTCTAGATCAGGGAGAATCACTATCTAGCAATTACATTGATGTTCAAATTAGAGTCGATGGAGGCACAACCAGAACATTCAGTATTCCATCTTCATTCGCTTCTGGAAACAGCTATGTATGTGGAGATAGCGGATCTTGTTATGAATCCTTCCATATTCTACCCACATCCATTTCTAACCAATACTGGTTTACAACGAACACTAGTGCCTGTGATGTATCACTGTGGGTAAAGATACGCGACACCACCAAAAGCAATAAAATACAAAACGTAACCTTAAGTGCTGATGCAGGAGTTTATATCTAATGAAGAAATTGTTTTTACTTAGTGGTGGGCTAGATTCTACCGCTAACTTAATCAAATATGTTGAGGCGCACGGTACGGAGGAAGTGATCGCGCTTCATGTTGAGTTCGGTGATGCAATCAGACATTTTGCAGAGAAACAGGCTGTAACCAGCATTTGCGCAAAATACCAAATTCCACTTTATACACAGCGTGTGGATTTTGTTCCCGTTGCTGACTTCGATATGTTACTGCAATGTGCCTTATCGTTTCATTACCGCCAGATCCCTTGTGAGGAATTATGGTTTGGGTTTACAGGTTTAGGTGGTGGGCATCACTATCAAGCTTTATTTGATTATGCTCGCGAGTATATGACAAGGCTCAACACGTTTGACTTAGGGCTTGAATTGAAGCGCCCACGCTTGGTAAGCGCAATAGATGGATTAACACGTAAAGACTTGTCTGAGATTGTAGGTGGTGAACTATTTTGGTCTTGCCGAAATCCAATTGTAGATGGCGAGCTATTTGAACCTTGTGGTAGATGCGGTACGTGTAGGGAATATATAAATGACGGTGTAGCGCATGGAGTCATGCGCGTTGCATTGAATTCTGTTCCTACTCGGTTATCTATTCATGGTATATCCAAGAGCGAGGTTAGTGACGAAGATGAACCAAGTTAAACGAGTTGATTGGGATAAGTACCGATCAAAATTATTGCCCATTATTGAACATACTGAAAAGCGTAACGACCATGAGTTTGCGTTCCAGATTGACAAAGCCCTTTCAGACGAGAGGGCTTTTTTATTTGTGGGTGAAGATGGGTTCTTTGTGTTGCGTCCTATCGTTCGTAAAGGAATAACCATAACTGAAATTATGTTTGCTTATGCGTGGTCGAGCAATGCAATCGACACCTATCAGATGCTTATCGAAGAACTGGCACTCAAGGCTAAAGCCTCAGCTATACAACTAAGAACGGTGGTCGTAGGGTTGATTCCTAGTTTAGTTGAGCAGGGGTTTAAAAAAGAAGCAGGCAACCAACGAATCATGGTTTGGACGAAGGAGATCAGCTAATGGGTGGTAGTGATAATGAAATCAAAGAAACGAGCGCGGAGAAGGCGTCGGCTCAAGTAGCTAAAGACCAATGGGCGCTCTATGAAAATGAACTAAAGCCTTTTGAAGAAAACTTTATTCAACGTGTGCAAAGCCTCGATAGTCAGCAGGCTAAGAACGCGGGTAAAGATGCGGTATCAGTGGGTAACAATCGGGCATTTTCTGAGGCTAAGGGGGCGGTAGCCGACCAAATGACCAGCGCAGGCGTAGATCCTTCCAGTGGTAAGTTTCAAACCGCTATCCAAGAAGTGGGAGCAGATCAGGCAATTTCTCAAGGCGATACCATGAACCGTATGGAAACCTCAATCCAAGACCGAAAAATGGCAGGGTTAAGTGATGTGGTAGCTATGGGTGACGGTGAAAAGGGCGAAGCAATGTCAGGCATGGATGCGGTTGCCTCAAGCAGTTTGCGTAAAGCTACAAGCGATGCTTACAACAGCTTTAACCGTAGTTCAGCTAATGGGCAATTAGCAGGTGCGGTTGTCGGGGCTGGCGCGAACTATGCGACGAACAATCTAGCTACTCCAAACACTGCGGGTATGTCTGATCAGAGTGCTGGCTACTCGCTACGTGATAACCAAATGGTGAACCCGCAAGCCACAACTTACTTTGGAGGCCGTTAATTATGGGCGTAGCGTCTGATACTTATGCGGAACTGACCCGCGAGCAATATGACAACTGGCTAGAAACTTATTATCCAGTGCAAAAGCAGTACCTAGAGGCAACCCAATCAGGTGAGCTTTTGAATGAACAGCTTGGCCGTGTCGATGAGCATTACCAAGAAGGCACACAAGCAAGTCAAACGGGAACGAATAACCGCATGGCTCGTTATGGTGTTCAAGCCGAAGAAGGACAGCATGACGGCTTACGCACTTCACTGGCTCAAGTGGCTTCTAAGAACGCATTACGAGATCACGAAAAAGATCGCGCTATGAACGCACTTAGTGGTGCTACTACTCAAGCAATGGAACAAATGGAGGACGTTTAAATGGGCTACGGTATTGTGAACATAGCGGGCAACACCCGCAAACAAGCGATGGCAGGCTTACGTGAAAACGCTAATAGTGAAGAACAGCGCAAGAATGCCAATGAAAACATCAAAAACGCTGAGCGAACTCAAACCATGAGCGCAGTGGGGACTGGTCTTACCGCTGGCGCAATGGTGGGTGGACCAGTTGGTGCGGTAATTGGTGGTCTCGGTGGTTTTATTGCTGGGGAGTTATTCTAATGAGTGGTTTAGATACTAGAGGTTTTATGGATGGTGCGTTGCGTGGCTTCTCGGTTATGGAGCGTCATCAACAGAACAAAAAGCAGAATGAGCGTAGAGATCGACTAGAGGCGCAGAACGACTACCGTTATCGTGAGGGCATTAGTCATCGTGATGAGCGCACAGCTCTAGAAGATGAGCGTTACCAAGGCGAGATTGACTACCGTACTGAAACGGACGAAGAAAATAAAAGACGCTGGCAACTTGAGTTTGACCGAAACAAAGAGAAAGATGCACTGGCCGTCAAAGAACACAATTTGCGTGTTAAGAACTTGGGCTTGAGAAACGAGACTGAAAAAGTCAAAGCCAAGACCGCTTTCATTCAAGAGAATACGCCAATCATTGATAACGCTTGGGCGGTGTACGCTGAAACAGGCAAGATTGACCCTATTCTTGAAAATGAATACGTCAAAGGTGGCGTGTATGATCCAAGACGCTACACCACTGAGTTTATCAGCAATGCCGAAAAGCTCGGTACGAAGATGCAAGGCGTTATGTCAGGTGAGGTGGACAGCAACGATTCTGAGTTTCATAGCCTGATGAGCAGTATGTACGAGGGTAACCTCAACAAGTCAGTCGGCCAAAAAGACTTAACAGGCAAAACCATTGCTCGTAATGAGATTGCACACATAAACTTTGTGGAAGACGTTGATCCGAAGATGAAAGGCAATCAATCGGGAATTGTAGTTGGTGTGATTTCTCACTATGAAGATGGAACAAAGTCCGAGAAGCCTAAGCCTATCACTCAAAATCGTTCTACTGACAAGAATGATAAGGTCATGGTTATCCCGATTGAGAACGCAATGGCTGACATCCAAACTCAACTTAAACTGAGTCGTCTTGCAAACACCCAATTCCATAATGGCAAGGTGTTCTCTAAAAAAGATGACGGCATGAGAGGGGAATTGCGCGAAGCACTTGTGGGTCTGGAGCAGGAGAAAGCGAAAGCTATTTCTAAGGCACAGTCTGATCCAATGGCAGGCGAGAACGTTATTGCTGACATTGAAGAAACATACCGACAGCAAGAGCAATCGCTCCGTGATTTGTACGCGAAACCTGACGCACCACAACGACCAGAGCAAGGCGGTTTAAGTGCATTGGATGACGCAACGCCTAGTCAAGAAGTCATTACGTGGGCAAATGGTAATGAGCAAAAGCTACAGTTCTTACAAGCAATCCCAAATGAGTACTTAGCCAATGCTGACAGTGCGTACTTGGAAACTCAATGGGCTAAGTTCAAAGCGCATAAAACAGCAGAGCGTGATGAAGCACTGGTGGAGAAAGTGAAAGGGGATAATCTAGAACAAGGTGCTTCGAAGATTAACTATTCGACTGCAACTCATGCCCAACTCGAAGCACTTGCCCAGCAAGGAGATCAGAAAGCTATGCAGATGCTTGAACAATCTAACGCTTCGATGCGACCAAAAGAAGACTATAGCCTACAGCACCAATCAGGTTATGGGGTTCGCTCTTAATCAAGAGAATTTTGAAGCTAGTGATTTATATGTCCACGAACGTCTACTTTAATTAAATTCTATTCAGTTTCTCTAGTTATAAATTGACCTTGTTTTCTTTATGGATGTAAAGTGATTACAGGCAATACAACTAGGAACTGTTAATGCTTGTAAAGTATCTTGGCTTGGAATGGGACGAGAAAAAAAATAGAGAATTTCCGAGGTCACAATTTATCGAAAATGGTTTGTTTAGGTTTACTCAACCCAAGTTTCTTAATGATAAAGGTAGTGAGGCGAAACTAGAGCCGTATTATGATAAATACTCTCCTGTTGATATAGAGTGGGCTAGACGGGAGTGTATGAAGCATTCTATTGATGATGTTTGCAACGTGTCAGAAGATAGGTTAATTAAAAGATTCCTAGATCCTACTGGTAGACGTTTTGGAGATGCGTTTCCTTGGATGCTGAAACATGAAACACAGTTTGAAACAATCAAAGAATATGACTTTGAGCAATTTAAAAATGCTGTCTCTCAGATGAATCATTTAATCCTTGAACTCCTGAGTGCGCAGATAGGCGTTTTCTCTCTATCTAGAACAGATAGAAGTGAATATATGTGGACTCACTACGCATCTGAAGGAAAAGGGATCGCCGTAGTTTTTGACGAAAATAACCCATTCTTTAAACACAACCCTCCAATAGATGTACTTTACTCCGAAGAAGATCGTGCAACGATGACCTACAAAAAGGGACATATTAGGATTAACGGTGTTCCTATTGAAGATTTTGAAGCGTTTTCATGTGTTAAAAATGGGCAAATTGATAAAAGTAAGTCTTCATTGTGTAAAGATTTAGAATCGCTAGATTTGACTAAAAGATTACTGTTTTCCAAGAAGCACACTCCTTGGTATCTTGAGGAAGAAACGCGCATTGTATTGCCTCTTGATTCCTGTGATGAAACACGAGGTGAAACATTTACCCCTGATATTGCTCAACATAACGTAGCAATCTTGTCACCAGCAGAAAAGTGTTATTCGGCTATTTATCTCAAGAAAATACCATTCGAAGCTATTACAAGTATTATTCTAGGGTTTGAAATGGATGAAACGCACATCAAAGAAATTGAAGATAAGCTGAAGCTTAACGAAGAACTTTCACACATTAGTTTAAGAAAAGCCAAGTACAATGTTTTCAATAACATTGAAATAAGTACATTGAGTTAATGGCAATGTTATCTCCACTGAAGAAAAACAAAGTAGTAACAAGGAAGTCAAACCCAATGAAATACCCGCTGACCCTTCTAGGACTGTGTGTTACATCATTAGCTCATGCTAATTATGACCCTGAACCATTGCTAAACTGCATTGAAGCTTCTGTTGGTTTATCAATGATTTCTGCGATGGGGCATAATCCCAACATGGAAAAAGTACGTGATTACGATAGTAAAGCTGATGATTTAATAGACACATTAGTAATAGTAATCGCAGATCGTGGCAGAACTGAAAAATCAAAAGAAATCAAGAAATTAGCGTTAGGTCACGCTATTTCAGTACGATCAGAGAAGGGAACGGAAGTAGCAAAAGTTAAATGGATGAATGACTTTTACTCTGTTAGAACTAGCCAACTTGGCGGTCAAACCTGTCACCAGTTCGCAGAAAACTAGATCATCTTTAAACTTTTTGATGGTAAGAAATATGTTTTGTGTATCTAAGAACTTTGTTTAGCGTTGTTTTTAAGTGAGTCACTACATTACTTTATTCATTACGCTAGTATCTCATTTGTACTGAAATCAACGTGTTAAAAGGAAATATGATGAACCGTTTTCTTGCTTTATTTTGCGCGACCTTTCTATTTGGGTGTGCAACTTCACCAAGTCCTCAAGCTCAGAAAATCGTTTATGCCAACGAAACGATGATGAAAGATTGCCAATATCTTGGTCCTATACATGGCTCAAGTTCCGTGGGCGGTGCTATGAGTGCAACAGGTGTTAACAATGCTCGTAACGAAGCGCTAGAATCTGCTGTTGCGATGAATGCTACACATGTAGTAAACAAATCAGCCAGTGGCGGGTGGGGTTCGACCTTTATGGGTGAAGCTTATAAATGTGACTGAGTGAAATTGTCGAGCTAATCCAAACAAACTGTTTTACTATTTTATCACTATCCCAAACCTCGCTCTCTGAGCGGGGTTTTTTTATGCCTAAAATTCGGAGCGCTACATGTCTGAAAGAGATCCTATGTTTGATTCCCTCCCAAACTCGACCATTACCGCAAGTACCGATATGTCAGAACTAGGGGAGTTTCAATTCGATGACCCGACTCAGGTGAAGCAAGTCCCGCAGCCATCAGAGCAAGAGGCAACTGATTACGATGTAAGCCTTGGTGATATAGCAAAAGGTGTGGGCGCGGGTGCGCTTGATTTTGTGTCGGGTGTTGGTGAGCTAGGTGAACAAACTATTGGCATGGGTGAAACCCTACGTGATTACGCAGGGGCAGGCGCGGAAGGATTGCGTAGCAGTATGTCGGAAGATGGACAGAATGCGTTATCAGCCCGAATCATTAAAGATGCGAACGGTGAGATCTCTCTAGGTGAAGGGGCCGGCGATATTGATGTATGGGCAATGAAGTTTGCGCAAGGCATTGGTTCGTTAATTCCTACAATGGCGAGTGGTGGTGTTACTGGATTAACGGCTAAGGCGTTGATTAAATCGACTGTCACCAAATCCATGATCAAGCGTGGCGCAACGAAAGAAACAGCCGAGGCAGTGGCAGAACAAACGGCAAAAGTGTATTCCGCTAAAGCAGGCACAGCAGGCGCAATGGGCGGTGGCTTTGCAGGTTCACACGGTAGCGCAATGAATGAAGCGCGTGAAAACGTGTTGAACATGGATCATGAGTGGCTATCTGAAAACTCAGACTACTATCACTTAACGCTACAGCGCATTGTGAGCGATCCCGCTAACACCGAAATGTCACCGACTGAAATGTTGAACACGGCTCGTACTGAAACCGCCGATTACGCATCTAAGATGATTGGTCTAGATCCTACCGCTATTGCTTCGTCAGCACTGGCAACAGTGGGTGATACGTTGCTCTTTAAAGCCTTGGGGGGTTCTGGTCTATCTAAGGGGGGTATTCGCTCAGGCGCACTCAAAGGCGGGGCGAGTGAAGCCGTATTTGAAAGCATTGAGTCGGGCGGTCAGCGTTATGCAGGCAATACGGTTAGCAATGAAGTGGCAGGCACAGACATTGACCCAATGGAGGGTGTTGTCGGTGAAGCCTTAGAAGGTGGCTTAATTGGTGGTGGTGTCGGTGGCGCTACGGGTGCAGTGGGCGGTGTGCGTCAGAGCATCCAAAACCATACAGGCAAGCAAGAGCAAAGCGAGCCTGATCAAGCTGATGAGTTTATTAATAACAATCAACCACCAGAAGCGCCAGCCGAAGAAGCCCCAACAGAGCCAGCACCAGAGCAGGCAACCGAAGAACAAGCGCCAGAAGCGCCAGCACAACCGCCACAAACTAACACTGACTCACCGATTGGGCATGACACAGACCAAGCAGTGATCTCGCGTTATGCGAAAGTAGCAGACTCAAAACGTGCAGACGCTATCCTTGCCATGCTTGAGGACAGTGACGATTTAAGCAATGAGCAATTAGCGCAATATGAAGATGAGTTAATTGCCTTGGCTCAATCAGGTTATGAGCGAGCAGGTGGTAACAAGCCAGCAGAACCGCAAGTGAATGAAGATGAGTTTGACGGCTTTGAGAGTCCGACAGCGAACAGCAATGAAGACATAGGCTTTCCGCAAGAGTGGGATGAGCCAAGCGCCCCCGCACAGCCAGCGCAACAGCCTCAAGCGGTAGAACCACTGCCTAACCAAATGTCACCAGAAATGACAGCCAGCTATGCGTTTGCCCACAATCCAGACCGCTATGAAGAAATCGTTTCGACTTTTGAAAGTGATGCGGAGCTAACGCCAGAGCAAGAGCTAGGCTTAGAGCAAGAGTTGGTGAACATGGCAGAGCAAGGCCGAGCCAACCTAAGCCCTAAGAGGCGGTCTAAAGAAGAACTGCGCACTATCAAGCGTGGTAGTGATGCGTTGAAGGTCAGTCGTACTAAGCGCCCACGCAGAACGCTACCAGATCCAAAAGTTACTAGCGAGCCAGTAACGCCAGAGCAAGCGACCACCAAGCACGATAACCTACCTGCACCAGTTACCCACATGACTAAGAAAGGCAAAGAGGTTAAGGGTTTTTGGGTAAACAAGGATCACGGCATTGGTAAGCTGAATATTGCTAAAGCTATTGATAAGTACACTTGGTACTCGAAAGAGCATAAAGGGTTCTTCATTCGTGAAAAACACGCAGAAGAACTCGCAAGACAAGTTGCGTCATTCCAAAGAAACCAAGCTATTGATGAGCAGTCGAAGCTAGAAGCTATCGAGCCTCAGGAAGAAGTCACAGTGTCACGCGAAGCGGAAGAATATAAGCCTGAGCCAGTGCAAAAAGGTAGATCTATTCCGTTTGATGAGCGAATGAGAAATCAGGCGTATTACTTTAGAGGCACGTTAGACGGCAAAGACTTAAAACCATTACTTCAAGGTTATGTTGATGCTTGGTTAGCGAAGGGCGACCAACTGACACCGCAAGAAAAACAGGCCTTAGTTGATGAGTATGGTGCAGGGAGTGTTGAGTTCCTAGACCAAATGGACTCGAACAACGGCATGGGTTCACAGCTACTCAAAGAGGCCGATGGTAAGGCATGGCTAAAGGAAAATGCGCCAGCACCGAAAGCCGAGAGCCAGCCAGAGCCAGAAGCAAAGCCAGAGCCAAAAAGCAATCTTGATGCACTAGACGAATCAATCAGCCAAGCCGAAGCCGATGCTTGGGCTGACTTACAAGCAATGCTTAACGAGCAGAAAGGGCGATTGAACAGTGGACTAGATCCAATGCTTGTTATGGCGTTTGCTAAAGCATCCTCGTTCACAGTAATGAAAGGCTCAGTCAAATTTGCAAAATGGGTGCGTGATGCAATTGCGACAGCTAAAAAGCTTGGTTTTACTGATGACCAGATTGATCAACTTAAACCTTACCTAAAACAAACTTATGGCTCTATCAAGAACGATCCTGACGCTTACGGGGTGAGTGAAGATATAGCCGATAATATGAGTTCATCAAAAGAACTTCGTGCGGTCAAAGACATTGATAAGTTCGTTTCTCAGCAGCTACGCAAACCAATTCCTCGTAGTAAGCAACCTCGTAGAAGCATTAAAAAGCGTGAGCCAATTACTCGCAGTAAACAACTTCGCAGAACCATTGAGCCTAAGACGAATGAAACCACCAATGAAGATGAGCAAAACCAGTTTATTGTTGAGGCGTTCAATGACCAAAGGAAATACACCAAAGACCTAACTATTGATGATGGCTTAGTAAGAGAAGTAGCGGAAGGGTACGCTTATAAGGATTTAGATAAATCATTAGAAGTCGGTGAGTCCGTTGAGCTGACAGGAGGTCACAAGCAGTTAGCGGAAAGGGCATTTAAACCTCAAGTCAATCACGTAGACAAGCCGAAAGCGAGCCACCTCAATAAAGGTTACGAAGCGTTGTTGGAGAATTACCCAACCGCTAAGTTTGAAGTCACTAAACCTCATGCCTACGGCTTGAATATTAGCATTACGTTCGATGATGGAACGGTGTTGACTGGTACTTTGAATCAATTTGGGTTTGGCGCGAGTAGCATTAGCTTTGGTGATCATAGCTCTGCCAATATTACGCAAACCTATAAGCGTTACATTCAAAAGGCATCTAGGTATGACCGCGATGATTTGGACGATGACACGTACATTGCACGAGCGAAGACAACGGTGTTGGATTTACTGAAAGCATCCAAGCAAAAGAACCCTAATCAACAGCCAAGCATCAAAGGTGCGAAACAAGCATTGATCAAAGCAGGCTTAACGCCAGAAGGACTAAAAGAACGGTTGGCGAACAAAAGCGAAAAGCCTAATGACTTTTACATTCGAGTTAAGCGTGAGTTTATAGAGCAGGGTTCAGCCTCCCAATACAGTGACATAACCCTAAGCAGTATTGGACAATACACTTACGGTTCGTATGTAGACTTGCAAGGAAATATCACTCTGTCTTACGTGAACGGTGAAAGAGGCGAAACGTGGACTTACCCAACACCATATAACGATGTGCTTGAAGGGAAAGATCTGAGCGAATACATACACCCTCAAAAGCGTTCCATTCCTGATGAGTCAATTTTCAAGGCATTGAAGCTTCACGCTAAACGATACAAGGAAGAAATCGGCAATCTTAAAGCTGAGTTTGATAACAAGTATGCGAAAGCGATTGTCAAAGAAGCTAATACGATGTTGGGGCTAAGAGGCTCAGAGGCCATTAACTTTGATGTTCTTGAAAAGTTCTTAACGCTAGGGCGCAACACTGATGAAAGTAACGTGCCATTTGATAAGATTATCTACTTCCTCGGTATTGACTCACTGAAACAAGCCAGCAACAAAGACCGTGAAGGCATCATCAAAACGCTACGTGCGCTCGATGAAAAGCACAGTCTATACGATGTTAAACACGCTATTCGAGAATACACTTACGGCTATTCTGAGCGTGATTTACGTCAACGTAAGGAGCTTTATCAAGAACTAGCTCGCTTTTCTCAAGGCGTTAAGTCAGGGGCTAATCAAAAACTGAAAGGTGATTATGATGTAAGTAAGCTAGACGAACAAACCGCACGTTCTGTACTGGAAGATGGAAAGTCTATTCACAGTGACGGCAAAGTATATACTGTTAAGGAAACTGACAAGGGGTGGGTTGGTTCAGTCGATGAAACCATGCAAGGTGTGGTCTTTAACTCCACTTTCCAACAGCTTGTGCCAGACGGCAAACCAAGCAAGGCAATGGCTATTGATAAGGTCATTAGCAAGATTGAAAACGACTTAGGGGGCAACAATGGCGACACAACCAGAGATGGAACGCAGAATGATGAACTCGCTTCGGGGTCATCCGAAGTACGAGGCGATGAGCGAGACGGAGCTACAGCGTCTAGTGAGGCCGAAAGCGGAAGAAGCGGTGCAGAGCCAGAGGGAGTACATTCAACAGGGGATGCACTATTTAATGGCGGAGTCGGAAGCGATACGCGAACATTTACTAATGTTCCCTACCGACTAGAGCAAGACGCTTCGGCTAAGACCGAAGGACAGCGCATTAAGGCCAACTTTGATGCGCTTAAAACCCTCCGACAAATCCAATCAGAAGAACGTAGAGCCTCCGACCAAGAGAAAGTCATTCTTGGTAACTTCACTGGCTGGGGCGGTATCGGTAATAAAGTCTTTGATCCAGACGGTAAACACTACGCTCAAGTCAAAGAGCTAATGACCGAGGCCGAGATCGACAGTGCGCGTTCTTCAATGTCTACCGCCTTCTACACCTCAAAAGAAATTGTGGATGCCATGTGGAAAGCCGTTGACGGCTTGAACATCGCAGACGGTCAGCAAATGAATGTGTTAGAGCCAACGGTAGGTACGGGTAACTTTATCGGTTATCAGCCAGAAGCCTTGCGCGAGCGTTCTAATTGGTCAGCGTCAGAGCTAGACACAGTGACAGGCAACATTGCTCGCTTGCTTTACCCTGAGTCAAACGTTCAAGTAAAAGGCTTTGAGGAAACACAGTTTAAAGATGGTGTCTTCTCGCTGGCGATTGGTAATCCACCTTTCGGATCTTTCCAAATCAACGACAAGACCCGCCCACACCTAAGCGGTAAGAAGATTCACAACTACATCATAGGCAAGTCAGCCGATCTACTGCATGACAATGGCCTAATGATGATGGTCGTATCAAATGGTTTCCTAGATACCTCTTGGGGTAAGTCACAGCTTAATGACTCTGTTGAGTTCTTGGGTGCAGTGCGCCTGCCTAATGATACGTTCAAAGGGGCAAGCACAGCCGTAGTCACGGATATTGTGGTAATGCGCAAACGTGAGAAAGGCGAGAAAGCAACGGCCTCAGATTGGACCAACACCAAAGGCAAGATCAACGGAATTAAGGTCAACAAGTACTTTGAGTCAAACCCTAGTCATGTACTTGGTGAAACCACCATGAACGGCAAGATGTACGGTGGTACACCTTCAATGACAGTGGAGCGCTCAAGCGACCTTGGTGATCTAGGGCTTGCGGTAGAAGCCAAGCTTAAAGACATCTTAGCCAAGCGTGACATTGATATGGCAGAGCAGGCCAGCACCGTACAAGAGCAAGACGTTCTTATGTCTGAGTCTGATCTTCCTATCATGGGCTTAATGGTCAATGAAGACGGTGAAATCAAGCGCAGACTTGAAGATGATGCTAATGGCGCTGTGATTGAGACGGTAAACGAAGAATCCATTTGGGATCTGCGTGGTCTTCATATCGGTAAGATGCTTGAGCATGTTAAGAACGGGGACTACAAGAGCGCCTTTGAGATTGCGAAAAAGCACATGAGCGCAACGGGCAGACCAAGTGGCTCACCTGTTAAGTCAACGAAGATGCTGTATGACTTGATTCTCGATAAGGTACAAGCGCCTACGGACAAGCAGGCTAAAGCGTTCAATGCCAAGCATGAGAAAGATGAAAACGTTGCCCCAATCCAAGGCTATTCTCGTTCATTTGAGAAAGTACCAGCACTGAAAGAAACCCTAGAAGCTACTGAGAAGTCGCTTGAAGGCTGGAAACTTGGCAAAAAGTATCCTCGTGTGAAATCTTTACTGGAAATTCGCAAGACAGCGTTAGCACTTAACCATGCTGAAACCACCAATGCCGACAACATGGACGCATTGCGTAAAGAGTTAAACGTCCAATACAAGAAGTTGATTGCCCTTGGTAAGCCAGCAGGCGCGAAAGTGAATGGTCGTGCGCGTGTGGCGAGCATTACCGATTCAATGAGTGTGCTTAATGATGATATGGGCATCGAGTCAGGGCTAGATTCCGTAGATCCGAAAGGGAAGGTCACTAAGTCTGACATTTTCACCCAGCGTCTACAGCAAGAATACAAAGAGCCGACACACGCAGAAAGCGTAGATGATGCGATTGTGTATTCAATCCACAAGACAGGCACAGTGACTACGCAAGTCGTAGCCGATCTCATGGGCATTAGCCTAGCCGAAGCACACACGAAGCTCACCGAAGGCGATAAGCCTTACTTGATGATGAATCACGTAACAGGCGAGTATGAGTTTATTGATGATTACTTATCGGGCAACGTCAAAGAGAAGCACGAGCACGCCTTAGACAATGGTGATGACAAGGGCGCAGAGCTACTTAAAAGCGCGTTCCCAGCCGATGTAACAGCCGAATCGATTGTTCCAAATATTCGCTCTAGCTGGATGGGCGAGGCGATATACGAGCAGTTTGCTTCCGCAATGGGTATGCAGGTTCAAGCTAGTATCAACGGTCAAACCAGCCAGGTATCTATTCGAGTGAAAGGCGGGACGGTTCCTAACACGCTCAACGCTAAATATCGCAACAACTACTACAAGCTGGATGAGTTAATCCAAGCGTCAGCCAATGGTAAAACACTGGTTGCCTACGACAAAGACGTTGAAGGAAATCGAGTCAAAAACGTAGAGCAGACAAAGAAAATCAACTTCTTGGTCAACGACATTAAATCCACTTTTGAAACGTGGGCTGAATCCGTTGATGGTATGAAAGGCCAGATTGCCAAGCAGTACAATGACAAGTTGAACGTTTGGGCAGAGCGTAAGTACAACGGCTCGAAGTACCTCAAACCCAAGGGGATGCGACAAACTGAAAACTTCCAGCTACGCAAGAGCCAGTTAGACGGTGCAATGCGTATGGTTTCAAGTAGCAGTACCTTACTCGACCATGTGGTTGGCGCGGGTAAAACCTTCACAGCAATCACAGGCATCATGGAGCGCAAGCGTCTAGGTCTGTCTAAAAAGCCGTTACTGGTTGTGCCTAACCACATGATTGAAGAATTTAAGCATGAGTTCGCAGTGCTTTATCCTTCGGCAAATATTCTGACCGCGAACAAGAAGAACATGAAAGCCAGTGAGCGTAAAACTCTATTCGCTCGTATCGCGTCAGGTAACTACGATGCGATAGTGATTGGTCACAGCCACATTTCCAACTTGCCTAATGATCCGAAAGCGGAAATGAAAGTTGCTCAAGATATGATTGATGCGCTTGATGAACAGCTACGCGAAGAAAAACGCATAGCGAAAGAAGAAGGTCGCAGAGCCAAATCAGAAAACCTCATCCAAAAGCAGATTGATACACTCAAAGGCAAGATCGCTGGCCTGCAAGAGCGCATCCAAGACAAAGACAATATTGGTTTCCACTTCGGGAACTTGGGTATTGATTACATGGTGGTCGATGAGGCGCACGAATTTAAGAACCTCTTTTACACCACCAAGGCACAAAACATTGTGGGTATGAATGACCCTCAAGGTTCTAACAAGGCGATGGACTTGTTTACCAAGGTTCGCGCCCTGCAAGATAAGAGCATTGTTAAAAACGGTGGACTGACCTTTATGACGGGTACGCCAGTATCGAACTCATTAGTTGAGGTCTACACGATGCTGAACTACCTAGCGCCTGAGAAAATGCGTTCAATGGGGATTAAGAGCTTTGATGGTTTTGCCGATGCGTTCTTAGAAACGGCTTATTCACCAGAGTACACCGCGCAAGGCACAATCGTTGAGCGCACGGTACTGAAAGGCGTAGTCAACGGTAAGGCACTGTCTGACTTGTATCGTCAGTTCGCTGATGTGATTGGACGCAAAGAGTTAAACGCAATCTCGATGGAGGAAAGCGGAGAGCTATTCCCTGTCCCTGATGTGATTGGCGGTAAACGTCAAATGAACATTGGTCCTTCTAGTCCAGAGCTACAGCAAGGCAAAGACTGGCTAATCATGCGCTCAGAATACCTAGACACATTGAGTCGCGATGAGCGTGAGTCCTACGCGAAAATTGATAACCCGCTAGTGGTCATGAACGATGCGCGTAAGTTAGGTCTTGATCCTCGATTGATTCACCCACTACTACCAAGAGAGGCCGAAGGCAAAATCGCTCGCGCTTCTAAGTCCATTAAGGCGCTTTACGACAAGTGGGAGTCTGACAAGGGTACACAGATTGTCTTTAGTGATTTGGGTACCCCAAGCAAAGGCGCGTCAGGTCGCTTGAGAAGTGACTTGAATGAAGCAATGACATTGCTCATGGACGACAAGAAGGCTCAAGCTTGGATAGAGCGAGAGTTTTCACGCGCTGAACAATCTGACTCAGACACTCGTTACGCTAAGGTATGGCAAAGCGCGATCACTAAGCTAGGGGAATCGAGTGGTTTAAGTGGTGATGCTTCGGTTGATAGCGACTCGATTGAGAAGGCGACAAACCTCATTCTTAAAACCGAGCCTAATGCACTGACCGCAGACACAGGCTTTTCCGTCTACGATGATCTGAAACTGGCACTGATTGAGCAGGGCATACCAGAGAATGAGATCGCTTTCATTCACGATGCCAACAACGAAGCGCAAAAAGATGAACTGTTCTCAAGAGTGAAGTCGGGCGAAGTGCGCGTGATTGTCGGGTCCACCCCAAAAATGGGGGCGGGTACAAACGTTCAAGAACGCTTAGTTGCCCTTCACCACTTGGATGCACCTTGGCGACCTTCGGATATGGAACAGCGAGAAGGGCGCATCATTCGCCAGAAAAACTCGTTATTCAAAAAATACGGCCGTGACAAGTTCAAGGTCGATATTCAAGCCTACACGACTGAGGGTTCTACTGATGTGGTGATGTGGCAAATCCTTGAGCGTAAAGATAAGGCTATCAAAGCGTTCCGCAGTGGTGAAGACACAGGCACAGTGCGCGTTGATGAAGGAGACGGCAACTCATACGAAGACTTGAAAGCGCAAGCGTCAGGCAATCCAGTTTACAAAGAAAAGCTCAAAGCCGAGAAAGCCTTACTGCAAGCCGAGCGTATCTACATGGGTCAGGTATCGTCTTACAACAGTGCTAAGACTGGTGTAGATAGCTATGAGCGCAATGTAAAACACCATGAACGTATTAAGCAGAAGTTCGAGCAAGCCTTAGAGCAGATGCAATCACCTGATGTACTCGCCACTGTCGAGGCGTATCAGAAGGACTTGAGCGACTATGCCGTTGCTATGCAGAACTACGAAGCCAACCTCGCTCTGTATAACGAAATGACTAAGGAAGAACGCAAGGCGCAAGGGCTGAAACGTCCAGTTAAGCCCAAAGAAGTTGATCCACTGGCTTACAGTGATGGCATTACTAAGACACTAGTTAAAATGCTGGAAGGTGCGCAACAGGCGAAGGACAAGGGCATACCAGAAGGTGAAGTAGTTGAAGTATCACAACACTGGAATAGGGTAGCTTTCATAGGTGAAGTCTCGACCAATGGCGCTCGATTAAAAGTAGCGGTTGGTGGTCATTTGGTTGAGATCACTCAATCAGCGATTTCGAAGGATTTGAAAACGTCGGCTTTAGTTAAGCATTTGCTACCAGCGCGTTTAATCAAACTCGTCAAAGAAGACATTGCAGGCAGACAAGAGACGATCGATGATCTTGGCGTTCGTAACCAGAACAACAAGGCCATTCTCAAAGATAGCAACTTTGAACAGTCAGAGGCCGAGCATAAGCAAGCGAAAGAGTTAGATCGTTGGCTAGAGCAAGAGGTGAAACTAGCCGACACCATAGAACGCTACCGCAGATCGCAAATTGAAAACGAGTTTGTGAAGGCCGACACCAGACGAGGTGAAACACTGGATAAAGCCAGCGTACCGCCATTGTTCGTACACGACCTAAAAGACAGTGCGGGTAAACAATACCGTGCATTCAACACCAACCATAAAGACTTGAACAAAGAAGGCTCTAAGTTTGTCGGTAGTGCCGTAGATCAAAACGGTGAGTATGTGCGCGTCAGAGTTGAGGTGCTAGATACTGGCGCATTAGTGACAGGTGTTAAGAAAAAGCCAGCCAAAGACGTTGCAACGACAAACGTTGAGAAGCTAGAAGAAATTGCCAAGGCATTTAGCCAGCCTAAAGACGATGTAGGCGAAGCACTATTTAACCGAGGCGAGCGTTTTAATAAGTTCAAAAAAATCAACATGGGTAAGAAGCAAGCGGAGTACTTCATTGCTCAGTTGCTTAAAGGCGAAGGCTTCAAGTCTAACAATGTGGATATAGAAGTCGTGGTGAATGAAAGCCAGTTGCCACAGCGCATCAAAGATATGGCAGAGAAACAAGGTGCAACAGGGCAAGTGTGGGGTGTTTTTGATAAGACCACTCGCAAAGTTTATGTGGTACTCAATAAGCATGACAACTATGCCGATCTTGAAGAAACGATATTGCATGAACTTATGGGGCATAAAGCGATTAACGCCTTGTTCGGGGATAACTACAATGCCGAAATGGGTAAACTCTTTGATGGACTAGGGGGCGAACAGGGCATTGATGCGCTCATTGACGAATTTGGCTTGCGAGACACTTTAGAACCTTATCTAACTTTCTTTAAAGACGCGAAAGAATCAGGTCAGTACCGCGAAAGTGAATTGCGTGAACTTTTGGTTGATGAGCTATTAGCGCATGTGGCTGAAAGACGTTTAGCCGAGTTTGCCAAGCTGAAACCTGTTAAGCGATTTTGGCTACGAGTGAAGGCACTCTTGAAGAAGTTTGGCTTTAGACACCTGCCTTTGCTACCAGAAGAACAGATCATGATGGTGCTTTACCGAGGCAAGCAGACGCTACAAGGACCGTCACCTAAAGGCGGTAAGAAGCGTAAAGAACCTAGCGTTCCTGCTTACTTATCGGTGAAAAAAGGAAAGGATGCGCAAGCCACTCGCAGCCGATTTGAAAAGGCATTAAGTGAGCCAACCGCAGAAAGCCGTTTTGAGGGCGCGATGCGCTCGATTGGCTTTGGCTTAAAACACCTCTTTGCAGGCGAGCGCGGTTTAGGCGCTATCACTCTTGATCAGTTAGCTGATCTGTCTAAGAAATTGACTCCCGCAATTAACGTCTACAACGATATCGTAAGACGCATGACCAAGAAGCGTAACCAAATGGCCGATAAGTCGGCTAATTTAGCAATGGATGTGCGCAAGTGGGCTTCGGTCAACAAGGCCGAGGCGGATGAAATGTTTGATATTGCGCACCAAGCAACGGTAGACGGTATTGATCCAGAGCAAGAGTTTGAAGTCAGCGAGTATGTTGAGAAGCTCATTGCAGTGCAGGCAAGCATTACGGGTCAAGGTTACCCTGTCACGGACAGGCAGGAGGAATACCTACAGCACATCGAGCGCATGATTGAACAATCCAACGAAACACAAGATGCGCACAAGACATTGCGTAAACGCTTCAATGCGCTATCACCACAAGCAAGAGCGCACTATGTGTCGATGCGTAAGGCATATGCAGAGCAACGTGACGAACAGCGTCAGTTATTGCTTGATGCCGTTGCGCGTTCAGAACTAAGTCCATCTTTGAAGAAGCAACGCATTACCGAAATGCGTCAGCTATTTGAACAGCAAGATTTGAATGGACCTTACTTCCCGCTAGCGCGTTTTGGTGATTACTGGCTAGAAACGAAAGACGAGGAGGGGGAGCGTCACTTTATGATGTACGAGTCTGAGAAGGAACAGCAGGACGCGAAACTCCGACTTGAGAAAGCAGGCTTTGAAGTGCAGGCAGGCATGAAAACCGCAGGTATGGAAATGGAAGCGGTGGGCATGGGCTTTGTCAGCGACCTCATGGTTATGGTGGATGACAAGCTCGGAGAAGACAGCGAACAAGGTACAGCGTTGAAAGATGCAGTGTATCAGCTTTACCTCCAAACCTTGCCGTCACGTTCTTTGCGCAAAAATTCGTTACATCGTAAGAAAGTAAAAGGCTGGTCGAATGATGCACTACGTGCGCTTGCAACCAATCTCATGAAAGGTGCGTATCAGATTTCCCGCCTTGAGTTCAGTGAAGAACTGTCAGGGTTGGTGCGTGAAGCAGGCAAGCAAGCTAAGAAGTCCCAAGATAACCAAGCGTACCGTTACGTTGCAGAGCTTGAGAAACGCCACGAATGGGTGATGAATCCAAAGCACAGCAATCTCGCAGGCAAGCTAACAGGATTGGGTTTCCTTTACATGTTGGGCGTGTCGCCTGCATCAGCAGGGGTCAACTTATCGCAAAACTTTGTGGTGGCATTACCTGTGCTTTCATCTAAGTTTGGCATGAAAGACTCTGCACAAATGCTATCGGCAACAATGGCGAAGTATGTAGGCAACATTAAGAACAAGGGCGTGAAGTTTAAAGACACGCTAAAAGGTGATGAGAAGCGAGCGTATAACGAATGGCATGATTTGGGTTTGCTTGATGATACCAACGCGCACTCATTGTCAGGCATGGCAGAGGCGCAGAACTGGGAATATTCAGAGCGTTACGAGTGGGTAATGGATAAAGTTTCTCGCTTGTTCCATGAAGCCGAAGTGCTTAACCGAGAAACAACGGCTATATCGGTGTACCGTTTGGCACGTAAACAAGGCCAAAGTCATGAGCAAGCAGTGAAGCTGGCAACAGAGCTTACATGGAAGTCGCACTTTGACTACTCCAACACTAACCGCGCTCGCTACGCTCAATCACCTGTGGCGAAAGTGGCATTGCAGTTTAAGCAGTACTCACAAAACATTACTTACTACCTATGGCGCAACCTGTACCAGTCATTCAAGGGCAACAAGACTGAAATGAAAGAAGCGCGTAAACAGCTTATTGGTACGCTAGGCATGACCGCACTAATGGGTGGTATGTCGGCACTGCCACTATGGGCAATGTTCGCTATCGCTAATCTTTCGTCTGCCATGTTCACCGATGATGATGAGCCGTTTGATGCCGAAACCGAGTTCTATAGTTATCTGAAAGATGCACTAGGATTGGTAGCCTCAGAAGATATGGCTAAAGACTTGGCGTACCACATTCGCTACGGTTCTCTAGGGGCTGGCGTGTCGAGTCGAATCAGTCTCGATGGCCTATGGGTTCGAGATCCAAACCGAGATCTAGAGGGTGAAGATACGTGGTCGCACTATGCTAAACAAGTTGCTGGGCCTGTAATGGGTGGAGTGGTGCTTAACGCAATCAAAGGTGCAGACTGGATAGCGAAAGGCGAGGTACTACGGGGCATTGAAACCGCTTCTCCTAAATTCATGAAGGATGGACTCAAGGCTTACCGCTTTGGTTCGGATGGTGCATTGAATTACAGTGGTCGCTCCATTGTAGCTAGAGAGGATATGAGTTACCTAGACCTTGCATTACAAGGTATTGGCTTGACTGATGGTGATCTTATGGCGCAGTACCAACGCAATAGTGAGGTGAAAAGATATGAACAACACATTAGCCGATATCGATCCGATCTGCTTACTGCCTATTGGCTGGCGTTTAAAAGCAACGATCAAGAAGCAAAGGCCAGCGTCATCAAGAAAGTGAAGGCGTTTAACAGAAAGTTCTCAAAGGCTCAGATCACCTCTAAGTCTATATCGGCTTCGATAAAGACGCGCATGCGCTTAGATCGACAGAACGAGGGTGGCATTGTCTTGAAGAATTCTTTGAGGGACTATGTGCCGAATTGACAAAAAGTCGGGTTTGCCTATAGCGACTCTCAATAAATAAATAGATAGTAGGTTAGTTAGCGCTTCTCACTAATGAGGTGTTATGCAGGGTTTTATTTGGCGATCAGGTAAATTTCGTTCTAATGCTTCTATGCAGTTAACCTGAAAGTGTCCTAATTCGATCTAGCATACGGAAAAATAGAGCCCCTTAGGGGCAAGCTATTACGCTTTCCTGTGGTAGCAGGGCTATAGCTTTTTCAATCACCAGTTGTCACAGATCAAAACATTACCCACAAGCTAGTTGAAAACTCGCTTTTTTATGCTTCTATTTAAGTAAACATGGAGGTTGAAAGTATGAGAAAACTATGGGTAATGACCGCGATTGCGGTATCAATGACAGGGTGCGTGAACCTCGGATCAGAAGAAGGAATCCAATACGCACAGCGTGAGGGCATGGTCAGAATCAACGACGTACCGCCCAATCTTATCGAACAAGCTGGCTACGACTTTACCGCCTATATTGGGAACATAAAGGACATTGGATTTAACTCTCAAGATAAAGAAGATCGGCTTACGGTGATCAGGACGTTAAGACCTGAGTGCGGTGATTTTGAAGTGCTGAAAGAGGCGAAAAGCGAAGAATTTACCGTAATTGGCGTGGACGTATCGACTTATCTCATGACCGTCAAATGCGAGGCAAAAAAATAG